CCAGCCTGCAGGCGACCGACGCGCGCCACTACCGCGACGCCCTGGAGGCGCGCATGGCCGGGCCCTGGCCGAACCTGATCAGCGGCGGCGAGTCGCGCGCGATGGCCTCGCTGCGGCGCTACTGCATGTGCCGGATCGACGCCCGGCGCGAGCTGCGGCGGAGGGCGACGTCGTGAGCCTCGGCGGCAGCCAGCGCATCACCGCCGCTCAGGCCGAGCGCTTCGGCCAGATCAAGGCCGGCCGCTGCGTCGCGTGCTGGAAGCGCGGCATGGTCACCATCGGGTGCGATGCGCACCACCTGCTGTCTGGCGGGCGCCGGATCGGGCACGAGGCCAGCGTCGCCCTGTGCCTGTGGCATCACCGCGGACACCCGCTGCCGGGCGTCACGCCGCCGCAGATGCGGTTCCAGTACGGCCCCAGCCTGATGGACGGCAGCAAGTCCTTCCGCGCCGCCTACGGCACCGACGCCGAGCTGCTGGAGCTGCAGGAACAGATGCTGCGGGGTGAGGCGTGAGCGACTGGAAACACGACGCCCTTGCCTCCGACCTTGCGGCGCACCTGCGCGGCTACTCAAAGCCGATGATCGCCTGGGAGAACATGCAGCTCGGGCCGTCCGGCTCGATCCGCCCCGACGTCTTCGGCATCGAAAAGACCTACACCGCCCTGCGCGCCATCGCGTTCGAGGTCAAGGTGAGTCGCGCGGACTTCCTGAGCGACGTTACGGCCGGCAAGTACCTCGGGTACTTCAAGGTAGCCGGCGCGCTTTCCTTTGCCGCTCCCAAGGGGCTGCTGAAGCGCGATGAGATCCCCGAGGGTTGCGGCTTCATCGAGCGCGGGCCCGAGTCCTGGCGCTGGGTGAGGCGCCCGACGATCAACCGCCTTGAGCAGCTGCCGTGGCAAGTGTGGCTGAAGCTGGTTATCGACGGAATCGAACGCGCACACGACCCGCGGAGCGAGTGCCGTAGACAGCGCACGAGTGAATGGGAACAGAGCAGGCGCATCGAAGAGCGGCTGGGCAAGGACTTCGCACGTATGGTCGCCGATCGCGAGCGGGCGGCAAAAGCTCTGCAGTTCGAGATCCAACGCGACACCGATCAAGTGTCTGAGCTGCGGGCCAAGCGTGAACAGCGGGAACGCGAGCGCCAGCAGGAGCTTGAGGAACGTCTTCAGCTGCTCCGCAACGAAATTGACGCGCTTGGTCAGTCCATCGGCATCCCCGAAGCGTCGCGGATGAATCAATGGGATCTGCGCCTCGCCCTCTCGCGGGCGAGACCCGACAAAGACCGCGAGGCGCTGCATGAGCTGCAGAACAAGATGCGGTTTGCAGCAGCTGAGATTGAGCGAGCGCTTGGCGCCGCCCGTGATGCTGGCGAAGCAATAGGCGCGCGCATCGGTGCCCCACTGGAGGACGCCGCATGACGCGCGCCGAGACGCTGAAGCGCATCGCCGCTTGCATCGAGCACTGCGAGCGCGAGCACACGCAACAAGAGATCGACGCCGCGGCGCTTGCACTGCGGCTTCAAGACCGGTGGCCGCCTGTGCAGCAGGAGCTGTTGCAGGCGGCTTGATGAATTCCACCGTGCCTGACCCCGGAGTCATGACCGGGGGACAGCCTGAACCTCTTGCAGGTTGGCGCGGCTGGATCTTCCAAGAGGTTCAAGAAGGAAACCACCATGTCAGTAGTCGTTCCCGCACAGACCAAGATCAGCGTCAGCGTTGACAGCAAGGACTTCCCTTTCGAGCGGATCGTCATTTCAACTCCGCTGTGCAAGATCGCTTTCTCCCCAGAGCATGCCGAAACGATTTGCGGCGCCATCATGAGCGCGAAGGCGGATCACGGATATGTCGTAGATGCCGACTGGGTACTGGCCCAGGCCAAGCATTTTGGCTCCCCCGGGCGAGTGATGCCTCTCACGACCTCAGAGCCCGACGCAGAGGCTGAGTGATGAAGGACGCCCGCATATCGACGGCGTTCCCGTCGCACCCCAAGACCAAGAAGCTCGCGCGCAGGCTTGGCCCTGCTGGCGTCCTCGGTTGCGTCTACCTGTTCCTGTGGGCCGCCGCCAACCGCAGCGACGGCGACCTTTCCGGCATGACGGATGAGGACATCGAGCTCGCTGTGGACTGGGCTGGCGAGCCTGGCGCATTCGTTGCTGCAGCCGCAGAGGTCGGGTATCTCGACGGCGCAGAGGGCGATCGCATCATCCACGACTGGGACGAGCACAACCCCTGGGCGGCCGGCGCAGATGCCCGCAGCGAGAAGTCCCGGTGGGCTGCGCTCTGCAAGCAACACGGACGCCCAGAGGCTGCCCGGATGATGCCCGAGTATGCCGAGCGCATACGGATGGCATCCCAGACGCAAGCGGCTGGCGTGCCAGTGGCAGTGCCAGAAAGTGCCAGTGTCACACCACTAGCAGAATCTGGCAGTGCCCCGTCTCCGTCTCCGTCTCCGTCTCCGTCTCCGTCTCCGTCTCCGTCTCCGTCTCCGTCTCCAAATCAAGAGCAGGGCGACGCTGCCGCGCCGCCTGCTGACCAGTTCTCGCCGAAGCGGTGGCTCGCTGACGCCGGCGTTGACTCAGACCTTGCACGGGACTTCCTCAAGCTCCGCAGGGACAAGAGGGCCACGCTGACCGAGACGGCGGCCAAGGGCTTCGAGCGCGAGGCCGCAAAGGCCGGCGTGACGATCGCAGCGGCCGTCCGCATGTGCTGCGAGCGGAACTGGCAGGGGTTCAAAGCCGAGTGGCTGGCCGACAAGCCCGCGAACGTGACCTTCATCGCCCGCAACGGGGTGCCGCACTCTAGCGCGCCCACGAAGCCGAGGCAGATGCTATGAGCCGCCTTCCGCAGAGCCTGGAGGCTGAGCAGGCCGTCATCGGCGCCATCCTGCTGAACCCTGATGCGCTGGATCGCGTGGCCGGCAAGCTGGCCGAGGCTGACTTCTTCGCCCCTGCGCACCGGCTCATCTGGCGGGCCGCATCCGAGCTCATCGCCCGAGGCCAGCCGTGCGACGCGGTGACACTCGGCGAGTGGTTCGAGGCCACTGGCGAGTCGGACGCGGTGGGCGGCGGCTCCTACATCGTCGAGCTAGCCAGCACGACGCCCAGCTCGGCGAACGTCGAGACGTACGCCAAGATCGTCCGCAGCAAGGCCGTACTCCGGCGCGTGATCGAGGTCGGGCAGCGCCTGCAGCGCGAGGCGATGGCCGCTGACGATGGCCTGGCCGTCGCGGACTCGGGCGTGCGCGACCTGATGGAGCTGTCGGGCAGCCAGCGCGACCACGACCACACGCTCGCCGAGGCAGTGAAGGCAGCGCATGCCGAGGTGCTGGCGGCCTACAACGCCAAGGGTGCGTTGCGCGGAATCACCTGCGGTATCGAGCGCCTTGACCAGCGTCTGGGGGGCTTCCACCGCGGTGACCTGATCATCTTCGGCGCGCGCCCCAGCATCGGCAAGACGGCCAAGATGATGAACATGGCCGACGCTGCGACGAAGGCCGGGCACCGCGTCGGGATCATCTCGGGTGAGCAGCCTGCAGTGCAGCTGGCGCAGCGCTTGATCGCGATGAACGGGCCGCTGCCTGCGGAGATCCTGCGCAACGGTCGGTTTGAGGAAGAGCACTGGCAGCGCTACACGCAGTCCGTGTCGGACTTGGCGACCGGCCGCAGGGCATGGGTCTATGACCGAAGCGCCCCCACGCTGGATGAGCTTTGCCGCGTTGCCCGCGCATGGAAGCGCCGGCACAACATCGAGGCCCTGTATGTGGACTACATCCAGCGCATTCGGGTGCCTGGGCGCGATCGGCACGAAGAGGTGGGCGAGAGCGCGCGCACGCTGAAAGACCTTGCGCGCGACCTGGACATCCCGGTGATCAGCCTGGCGCAGGTCAAGGCCAGCGTTGACCAGCGCTCGGACAAGCGCCCGGACATCGGCGACTTGGCCAACAGCGACGAGCTGACCCGCGAGGCCGACATCATCGTGATGCTGTACCGGGATGAGGTTTACAACCCGGACACCGCGGACAGGGGCGTCGCGGAGCTGAACATCGAGAAGAACCGCCATGGCCCAACAGGGATGTTCCGGTGCGCATGGATCGCGGACTCGATGCGCTTCCGCGATCTGGCGGAGGGGCACTGATGCAGTTCGCGATCAACAGCACCGAGAGCCTGACCCGAGGCCTGCACCGCCTGGCTGAGGCCTGGAAGAAGCACAAGTACCTGCGTGTCAGCGTGGCATGCGGCTATGACCGCAGCGCCGAGCAGAACAAGCTCGCGTTCCGCTGGTATCGGCAGATCTCCGACGAGGTCGGAGAAGTCCCCGAGGACGTTCACAGCTTCGCCAAGCTGCAGTTCGGCGTGCCGATCCTGCGCCTCGAAAACGATGACTTCGCGCGCAGCGCCGAGTACCTGATCGATCCGCTCCCATACGAACAGCAGCTGGAGGCCATGCGCTGGCTGCCGGTCACGCGCCTGCTGAGCGTGCAGGGGATGCGCACCTACCTGACCAACATGCAGCAGTGGTACGGCCGCAACGGCATCCACCTGGAAGGCATGGGAGACAAGCATTGAAAACCCACCTGAGCCAATCCGACCGCGCCCGCATGCAGGCCATGACCGCGCCTATTGCCCAGATCAACGCGCAGGCCAACGCCTGGCGTGACCGGCTGTGCAGCGAGATCGACGCAGGCCCGGCCACGGCTGACGAGGTTGCCGCCCTGTTGGCCCGAACGCGCTATGAGCGCGGCAAAGTGCGGCTGGCATTGGTCGGCCTGCGCAAGCGCGGCGTGATCCGCGAGCGGCCGCTGATTCCGAGCGCCGGACGGGCCGTGCGAGTCGTTCCCGTGATGGTTCTGGAGGTGGTGCGGTGAAAGAGAGCGAGACAGTGCAGGCCGCGCAGCGGCTGGAGATCAGCGGGACGCTTGTCGCGATGGGCGGCGAAGTGCCGCGTCTGGAGATCGAGTGTGACAACGGGGAGATCGTCACGGTCGCCAATCTTCCGGCCACCCTGCTGTCCGAGATGCCGATGCTGCTGTACAAGCGCGTCCGGCTGACAGTGGAGGCCGAGGGCAAGCCCGCGCCCGCCGCCGCCCCCGATGACGCCGAGCGCGCCGCGTACCTGGAGCGGTGGCGCGAGGCTCCGGAGTGGGCGGACTGGCTGGCGCAGGACCCAGACGGTCGCTGCGATTTTTTCGAGAGCATGCCATCGCAGGACGAGCGCGGGGTCTGGAAGCTGCCCAGCGCTATTGATTTTTACCCCGGCTCGGAGCGATACGCCGGCAACAACCTCCTCGGCCCCTTCCGCTGCGAGCAAAGGCCCACGCAGGAAGGCGGGCAGGGGGTGGGGCCGTGAGCCGGCCGCTTGCTGCAATCGTGCGTTTCGAGCGGGCGTCGCGAGCCGTCAAGGAGGCCACGACGGCGATAAGCGATTCGATCGCGCGGTGCAGCGTAGCCGAAGCCGAGATTGCCGACGGCCACGGCAACAAGTACCGCGACAGCAAGGCCCGTCTCAAGACGCACCTGTGGCAGGTGCTGCAGAGCCAGGTCGAGTACTGCGAAGAAACAGGCGCGCCCTCCTACCTGTCGCCAAGCGAGTTTATGGAGGAACTGGAATCGACAGGCTGTCCGCACTGCATTGAGACCTTCCGATTGATCCAAGAGCGCAAGTTGGCTCGCAAGGAGCTAGGCATCGCAAAGCGCGCGCTTCGGGCGATTGGTCGAGCCGCGCCCTGGGGCGGAGGGGGAGCGGTGAGTGCGCAGGCGAAGCGAAAGCGCGCGCTTCGTTGGTCCGGCCTCTGGCTGTTCGCATGGCCTGCCTTCGTCTGGATGTGCGCGTGGCTGCACGGGGACTTCCCTGAGATTGTGGCAGCTCTCGCCTTGGGCCTTGGAGCGCTGAACGCAGCCTCGCACGCCTTCGACGCTGGGCGCCTATCGGCCGAACGGTGGCGCCAGTGAGCGGCATCTACAGCCAGCCTGTGCAGCACCCCGGCCAGCCCGAAAACGCCATGCGCGCGCGGGCAGGGCTGCGGCCGCTGTGCTTCAACAGGCCGGATTTCGCCGAGGCGTACTCCGCGCGCGATGGCTGGATGTACCGAGAGATTCCGGCCGCGATGCCCAAGGACTGCAAGGCCTGGGCGGTGCACCCGCAGGAAGACCCCGCCGCCGAGTCGATCCCCGGCCGCGAGTCCTGGCGCTGCCTCGGCTGCCGGCACATCCCACAAGACCCGCGCGTGATTGCGCGCGCTGAGAAAGCGGAGGCGGTATGAACACCGAATGGACTGACACGCGATGGCTGCGCATCGTCTCGGCTGATGGCAGGACGCTCGCAGAAAGCTCTAACGAGCAAGAGCTTCTTTCCATGATGAAGCCCGGCGACACGCTGCAGCGATGGCAGGAGAGGAAAGAGAACCGATGGGTTGAAGTAGCGAAGCTTGTGCCCGGACGAAACGCGGAGGAAGCATGATCCTCGCAATCGACCCCGGCCCCGAGCAGTGTGGGTGGGCGCTGCTGTCCGGCCTGACTGTCATGGATTCCGGCGTGTCCACGCTGCACGAGACGCTGACGATGCTGCGAGGCACGGCGACCCACACGCCCGGGTGCCGAATCGCTGTCGAAATGATCGCGTCATACGGCATGCCGGTAGGCGCCGAAGTCTTTCAGACCTGCGTCAACATCGGCCGAATGGTCGAGACGTGCGCAGAGCGCGGGCGCGAGGTGCAGCTGGTGACCCGGCACGCGGTGAAGATGCACCTCTGCGGCAACACGCGAGCCAAGGACGCCAACATCCGCCAGGCCTTGATTGACCTGCTCGGGCCGCCAGGGAGCAAGGCTGCGCCGGGCCCGACCTACGGCGTCAAGTCCCACGCATGGCCCGCGCTGGCGGTCGCCGTGACTGTCGCAGGCCTGCGGCCGGAGGGCATCACTCGTGCAGCCTGACCTCTTCCCCGAGCCCGAGAGGCCGAAGGCGGCACCACGCCTCGGCGACTGCTGGCTCTGCGCCGGCGAGCGCATGTGCGAGACGCCGGACCAGTGCTACCCCGAAACCCTGCCAGAGGAACGCCGCCTGTGAGCATCACGCAAACCTTTGAGGGCTACGTCGAGGCCCGGCTTGCCGAGTGGGGTTCAGAGTTCGCCCTGCATCGCGACTGCGAGTACCTGGGCCACCAGAGCAAGAACATGCTGCAGGTGTTGATCGAGCACAAGGGCGAGATGCCAGCGCGACCGACGGGCTTCAAGCCTCTGGACATCAAGCACTCTGCGCTGCAGGTCGAGTACGCCGTGCACGAGCTAGGGATCATGAACAAGGCCGCAGCTTCGGTGCTTCGCGCCTGGTACTGCGGGCGAGGGCGGATCCGGGTCGAGCGACTGGAGATCGCGCAGGAGTTGATAGGGCACAAGCTCACGCGCGGTCAGTACCAGAACTATCGCGATGTAGGCTTCGCCTACGTCGCGGCTTGCCTCAAGAGGGCCAACGCAGCATGAACATCATCAAGCCTGGGTATTTCGACAAGGAAGGCCGACACAGGAGACTTGACGCTGGGTACTTCGTCTACACGGCTTTCTGCCCGGCGCGTGACGGCCTGGTGCTGATCAAGGTAGGCATCAGCACGACCCCCTTCAATCGCATCGTCAACATCAACATGCAGAGCCCGTACCCGGTCGAGCTTGCGGCGTTCTGCATGGTCGGCCAGAAATGCAAGGGCGTCGCGTTCGAGCAGCGAATGCTTGAGGCCTACCCCGATCGCCAAACTCGCGGCGAGTGGATCGACGTCAAGGACACCCCCGAGGAACGCAAGCGCTTCGCCGAGACGTGCGGGACAGTCCTTCGCGCGATCCTCAAGAAGAAGCCCACATGGAAAACGGTCAACAGCGAGCAGATCCGCGAATACTCGAACCTCCGGCAGTGGGATCAAAGGCAGTCCAAGAAGAAGGGCAAGCCGCTTGACTTCGCGGCCTGAGAACTGGGAAGATTTCAGTACACCCAGAGTCACCCCCAAAGCCCTGCCCTCACCGGCGGGGCTTTTTCGTTTCCCCATGCCGCACAAGCGGCACCCGCTGGCCGGCGAGTGCGGGCCGACTTCACGGATCAACCCCGGCAGACCGGGGCGCAGGCCCTACCGCGTTGCGGACGGGTTTCGGTGCGACTGCATGCGCGCCGGCCTATGTCTCCACCTGCGTGACCCGGCAACTTGAGGCGATGCGATGAGCCAAGAAATCCTGACATGGGCGCTTGGCATCCTTGCCTTGCTGGGCGGTGGCGGCTTGGGCGGAATGCTCTGGAAGCTGCAGGCTCGCTTTCACCAGCTTGAGCTGCAGGTCGAAGTGCTGAAGCGGACCGGTGTTGACGACAAGACCCTGCAGCCGCTGCTTAACCATGTCATTGCCACCATCGGCGCGAAGGTGGACAAGATCGAGACCCAGTTCCGGGAGTCTTCTCAGCACATGGCCAACAAGGTCGAGGCCATCGCCCTGACTGTCGCCGGCCTGGCTGCCCGAGAGGGGACGATCGACTACACCGCGATCAACGCGCAGACCTTGGAGCGCGCACGTCGTGGCGGATGAGAGGGTGACAGACGCGATTATGGTCGCGGTCGCTGACCAGCTCCGAAGCAGCGCCGGCATGAGCGGTAGCAGCAACGTCGAGATCAACATCAAGGGTGGCTCTGGCCTGTCCGTCGCCGTCGGGTGTTGCGTGGTCATGCTCGTGATCGCGCTGTTTCAAGCGCGCGACTTGAGCGAAGCAAAGGCACAGCTGCGCGAGCAAGGCCACCAGCTCAACGCCATCTATCGCGTCGCCCCCAGCGTTGAGCGCGAAGTCCGCGCCCGCTTGGAGGAAGACGCCCGCCTGCGTGCGCAGGCATCGGAGTAACGCATGTCCACCGTCATCATCCTCGATCCGGATCCCGAAGTGATCGAGGCGCTTCGGCAGGCGCATGCGCTGCTGCCGGATCGCATGGATACCTCCGAGGCGCGCGTGCTGTCGCTCGCGATCGCGCTGCAGGAAAGCCGCGGAACTGAGCGTCGCCAGCTGGTCATGCGCGGCGGCAGGCTGGTGCCGGAAGGTCCGGCCAAGGGCTTGCACCAGGGCGAGATCACCGGCGGCCTGTGCACCGGCATCCGCAAGCACCCGGCGACGCGTTCGCATGTGGCGGATGTGCTTCGCGCCCGCAAGGTCGAGAACAGCCCGCGCGCAATCTGGGACGCCTTGGAGCATGACGACGTGCTCAGCTTCGCGCTCGCGCGTCTGCTGCTCTGGAGCGAGCCGGGCGCACTGCCGGCAATCGGTGATGTCGAGGCCGCATGGCGCTACTACCTGCGCGCATGGCGCCCTGGCAAGCCTCACTTCCACACGTGGGCCGAATGCTACCGCGTCGCGCGGGAGGCGCTTGGCCTGTGACCGACAAGATCCGCAGCACGATCTACGCCGGTGACGCGGCGCCGAACTACGCCCGCAGCTGGGGCGGCTCGCCGGACCGCTGGGAGTACCGCTTCTACTGTGTCGGCCGCGACGGCAAGGTTGAACCCGGGCTGATGACCGAGGCCATGATGCGCGACTGCAAGCGCATGGCCGCGCGCAATCCCGAGGACGTGGGCGAGCATTCGCCCGACCGCTTCCGTACTGTCGAGCGGATCGAGCCTTCCGGCATGGTCCTGGGCCTGTGCGTCTCCGTGGCACTGGCTGCTGGCGTGGCAATCGGGCTGCTGTTCTGATGCTTCGCTCGGCGTGGGACTTGCTGACGCATGTAGTCGCCACCACGCCGCCGTGGTTCGTCCCTGTGTTCCTGTCGTGGGCTATCAGCGTCATGGTGACGCAGGCGGTCAAGGCCGCATCGCCTGACGGCGGCATCCCATGCCGCAACCTGTTCCTCCGCGCCGTGGCCGCGTCTTCCGCTGTGGTGACCTGCTGGGCGCTGTGGTCAGACACCGGACTGCCCGCAGGGCTTGGATTCGTCACCGGCCTTGCGGTCGGGCTGTGGTCGCCCCTGAGCTGGGCGATCTTCACTCGCGCGATTGGCGCCCGCTGGCCGCACCTTCGGGATGCGCTGGCTGACGACGGCCGCACCAAAACGGAGTAGGACATGCGCTACCTGATCCCCCTGATGCTGCTGGCCCTGGCTGGCTGCGCGAGCACGCCGGATCCGAACTATTCGGCCTACATCGAAGCCAACGCCCGCGCACAGCAGCAGCAGGCCGCGCAGCTGGCGACGATCGCCGATGCTGACGCCTGCAACGGCGACGCCACGTGCGTGGTCGCAGCCAAGGCATTCGCCGCAATGGCGGTGCAGGGCGCTGCCAGCCGGCAGGGCGTGAGCCAGTACGTGCGCCAGCGAGGCGCCGCCGAGAACTTCGGGCTGGCGCTGCTGGGTGCGCTGCCTGCGCTGGGACAGACCTATGCCGCGATCGACGCCGGGCGCAACAGCGTGCGCATCGCCGAGGTCAACGCAGAGCGCGACGCGCGCCGTGACGACGCATGGGCAGGCGTGGCGGTTGGCGTAGCCGACGCATTCGGCGCGCTGCCCCCGAGCACCTATGTGGGTGGCGACCTGATCAGCGGAACCCAGCACATCGGCGACACCGTGGGCCGGGACCAGATAAGCGGCAGCCAACACCTGGGCGACTGGCGCACCGGCGACAACATCGCCCGCGACACGATAGGCCGCGACCGCACGGACTACGGCAGCGGCAACCGGATCGACTCGCCCGGCCCGTATGACGACGTGGGCAACGAAGGCCCGCGCTGTACCGGCATCGGCTGCCAGACCACCAACCCGCTGCCTGAGCCCGAGCCGGAAGAGTGAGTGACGCTCACATGCGCAACCTGCACGCACTGGCAGCCCTACCGATGCGGGAAGCAGACCAGTGAGCATCCTTGCATCCCTGTCTGGGGGTGGGACGGCGGCCGCTGCCCTGATCACTCGCAACGCGCTTCCCTTGATCCTGCTGCTGAGCTTGAGCGCGAACGCCTGGCTGCTGCTGAAGCTCGGCGGCGCGCAAGAGAAAGCGGCCGGTGAGATCGCCACGGCAGTGCAGCGCGGGCGCGCGGAAGCGCTGTCCGAGCGTGCGGACCAGCTGGGGCAGCTGGTGAGCCTGGCCGAACTGGATCGCAGCCTGCTGCTTCAAGACCTGATCGAGATCGCCGAGCGCGGCCGCACTGCCCGCGTGGTCTACCGCGACCGCATCGCATCGCTGCCTGCGCCCGCCTGTGCGCCTGGGCAAGAGCGCATGGATGCGGTCAATGCTCTGGTGGGTGGAGAGTGATGCGCGCATCCGTGGCGCTGCTGGTGCTGGCCCTCGCAGGCTGCACCCAACAGGCCATCCGACCGCCTGACCTCGGGCCTGTGTCCGTGAGCTGCAGTGCTGAGTGCAAGGCTTCGTGCCTGCCGCCGCAGTGGCCTCGGTGGACAGGCAACCCGGAAGCACCCGAGACATGGGATGCCCTGGCTGAGCAAGTGGCCCTGCCTCTGCGCGAGCTGGCCGAACAGTGCGATGCAGCCCGCGCTTCCTGCCTGCGCTGCGTCGAGAACATGGAGCGGGTGGGGATCGTTTGCGGTGTCACAGCCGCCTGCAAATGAAGTCGGAGTAGCCAGCCGCGCCAACGGCTGACTACCCCTAACCAACAGGACACGCGAGGTCCGGATGGCTGCCAAGAAGTGTACGCGCGAGCGCGCGTGTGTTGTATGCGGGCAGATGCACGCCAGGTACAAGGTGTGCTCCCCGAGATGCCGAGAGCTGCACAACCAACAGCGGAAGAAGGCCAAGCGTGACGCGGCCCGAGAGCTGATCGCATCGCGCCCGCGCACATGCGCATGCTGCGAGAGCGAGAAGCCCGGGCAGATGTTCAAGAGCGCCACCGCGGTCTACTGCATGGAATGCGTGCCCGCAGGCCTGACGGAAGACCAGACCACGCACCGGGTGCGGTGGCTGCGCAATGGCGGTCCAGAGCGGAGAGCAGAGCAAGAGCGAGCCAAGGCAGAGCGCGAGCACACGCGCACGCTGGACGTCGCTCAGCGACTGTTGGGCCGCATCATCGGCAGGCAGGTGCGTGATGCCAATAAGGGCATCGCGGCCAAGAGAAAGCACAAGGCCAGGCAGGCAGGCCAAGAGCTCGCCGTATGGAACAAGCCGGCTTGCAATGGCGTTCGTTCCGATCGTGCCGTGCTCGGAGACCTGATGAAGTCCAGGGCAAGGTCAGCGAGGCGGAACGGGATTGTCATGCTCACCGATGGCACGGTAAGGATCGAGCACGTCAGGGGAGCTGAGTCATGTCTCTATTGCAGGGCGAAGCTGACAAGGCTCAATAGGGTGGTTGATCACATGCAGCCCATTGCGCTCGGCGGAGTGCACAGCGCTTCGAACGTTGCTCAGGTCTGCTTCGCTTGCAACATGAGGAAGGGAAGCAAGAGCTGGGCGGATTGGCTTGCCGAGCTGGCGCCGGAAGACAGGCGCAGAGCTGATGCGTTCGAGGTTCAGGCCCGCTCTCTTGCTGGACCAAAGCAGTGGCCGGCTATCAGCGGATCGAAAGCCCGGAGGCTCCAGAGGGGTTTTACCGAAGATGCGGGGGAAATGGCCGCATTTCTCGCCAGTTTTTCGGGGCTATACGCCGCAGCACCAGTCAGGACGGAGGCTTTGCGCCACTTTGGTGCATGACGAATCATGGGTGAGGTGCTGAGCCAGCGCGAGCGTTTGCGCCTGGTCTCGATCTCCCGGCTTGCCGAATTGCTCGGCATGGACCGGAAGACGGTATCGAAGCGGCTGCTGGACTGCAATGTGCCGGCGGCTGGAAAGCGCGACGGATACCCGGTCTATGACGGCCGGCAGGCTTGTGAGGCTTGTCTGCTGCCGCAGGTAGGCGAAGGGGAGGAAGGCGTCGAGCTGGATCCGCGGCGAATGAAGCCGCAGGACCGGAAGGCCTGGTATGCGTCCGAACTCGACCGCATGGCGGTGGAGGAACGGGCGGGCCGGTTGATCCCGGCGGCCGAGGTCGAGGAACAAATGGCCGCGATCGTCTCGACGGTGGTGCGCTGCCTGGAGACGCAGGCCGACCGGGCAGAGCGTGACCTGCGAGTCGGCCCAGAGGTCGTGGAGTGGCTGCTGCAGGACGCTGACCAGATCCGCGAACAGATCGCGGGCGCGCTGACCGGGGAAGACGAAGACGATGCGCTACGGGTCAGCGGCTGAGGTTCGGCGCAGCGTCTGCGAGGGCTTCCGGCCGGCAGAGCGCATCTCAGTCAGCGAGGGCATCAACCGCACGCTGGTGACGAAGGACGGGCCGTACAGCCCGGAGCTGTCGCCGTACATGGCGCAGCCGGCCGACCGCCTGGACTCGCGCAAGTACCGCGCGGTGGTCTTCATCGGGCCGGGCCGCTGCAGCAAGACCGCGACCCTGATTGACGGCTGGGCAGTCCGGAACATCCGGTACGCGCCCGGCGACATGCTGATAGTTCAGTCGAGCCAAGACCTGGCGCGCTACTACAGCAAGCAGCGTTTCGACAAGATCATCAAGGCGTCGCCGAAGGTGCGCGAGCGCCTATCGACGCGCAGGCAAGACGACAACACCTATGACAAGGTGTTCCGGAACATGGTGCTGGCCTTCGGCTGGCCCTCGGGCGCGCAGCTGTCCGGGCGCGACTTCCGGTATGTGGCGATCACCGAATACGACCTCGCCGCGGACGACATCGACGAAGAGGGATCGCTGTTCACCCTCGGCAGCATGCGGACCCAGAGCTACATGTCCGCTGGCATGACGGTTGTCGAGACCTCGATCCGGCGCGTCTACACGGACGCGCAGTGGCGGCCGAATAAGGAGCTTCCGCACGAGGCCCCGCCGGCCGGTGGCGCGACGCTGCTCTACAACATGGGCACCCGGAACTGGCTGTACTGGCAGTGCCGCGAGTGCCGCGAGTTCTACCCGCTGAACCCGGACGTGCATGTGATGTTCGGGCTCGATCCGATCGAGCACTTGGCCAACAAGCTGACGGCCGACACCCTGGAGGATTGGGTCAGGCACCACGCCTGCATCGCCTGCCCGCACTGCGGCGCGGTCGCGAAGGAAGATCAGCGGCGCGCCTTGAACAAGGGCGCCCGGTGGGTGCCGGACGGCTGCCGCATCACGCCCGATGGCGAGATGGTCGGCCAGCAGCGCGAGACGGACATCGACAGCTATCAACTGTCCTGCGTTGCCGCGGGCTATGCGCACTGGCCCAAGCTGCTGAGGGACTACGGGGTCGCGATCCTGGAGTACCAGCGCACCGGGCTGGAGACGGGCATCAAGGAGACGGTGAACCTGCACCAGGGTCGGGCATACCTGCCCTTCGCTCTGCAGGGCAAGCGCAAGGCCGGCCACGAGCTGCAGAAACGCGCGGAGGAACAGCGGCAGGGCTACGTGCCCCGTGGCGTGCGGTTCCTGACCGCATCGGTGGACGTGCAGGCGGGCAAGCGCGCGGGCTTCGTGGTCAAGGTGCTGGGCTGGGGTCCGCACCGCGAGCACTGGACCATCGACCGCTTTCACCTGCGGCACAGCGAGCGCGAGGGCGAAGACGGACAGCCGCTGCTGCTGGACCCGGCGGGCTACGTCGAGGACTGGCAGCGCCTGGTCGAGAAGGCGATTCAGCGCCGCTACCCGCTTGAGGATGGCAGCGGCCGGACGATGCCGGTGCGCGTCACGCTCTGCGACTCCGGCGGCGAGGATGGCGTCACCAGCCGGGCCTATGAGTTCTGGCGCCAGATGGCGCGCGAGGGCATGGGCCACAAGTTCCGGCTGGTGAAGGGCGCGAACAGCAGCAACGCGCCACGAGTGGAAGAGCGCAGGCCCGACGCGCGAGGCAACAAGCAGAGCAACAGCGGCGCCACGGGCGACGTGCCGGTGCTCTTCATCAACACCGACCAGATCAAGGACACGATCGCGGCGGACCTGAAGCGCGAAGAGCCAGGTCCCGGGTTCTGGCATTTCGCCTCGTGGATGCCGACCTCGGCGTTTGAGGAACTGACCGCCGAGACGCGCACCGCCAAGGGCTGGGTCAACGCCAGCAAGCGGCACAACGAAGAGCTCGACCTGTGCGTCTACGGCGAGGCCGCGTGGATCGCGCTGCAGGCCGACAAGATCAACTGGGACAACCCGCCGCCCTGGGCGCGCGACTGGGACGAAAACCCGGACGTGCGGAAAGAGGAAGCGCCCGAACCACCAAAACCTGCAGCACCGCGGCCGCCCCGCGTCGTGCGCAGCAACTATCTGAGGCGCTGATCCGATGGCATTCACCACCGAAGACCTGGCGCTGATCACCTCGGCGATTGCCGGGGGCGAGAAGAGCGTGCGCTACGGCGACGGGCGCATGGTCACCTATCAGGACACCGACCAGATGCTGCGCGCGCGGGACCGGATCATCGCCGAGCTTGACGCCGCATCGAAGCCGCCGCGCAGCCGAGTGATGCGCCTGTATCAGAAAGGCACCGGCCTGTGAGCGACATCGAGATCCCCAGCGGCTCGCCGTCGCCCGACTACGTCGCGGCTGGGCATGGCCGCCGGCTCAAGATCTGGCGCAGCGGCACGAGCGGCCCGAATGCCGTCATGGCGTCGGTCGAGACCGTGCGCGCTCGCTCGCGCGCCGCGACCCGCAATGACCCTTGGGGCGCCGCCGCGTCCGACCGGTCCGTCTCCAACGGCATCGGCACCGGTGTGCAGGCCAAGATGGTCAACGGCTCCCCGGAGCTGCGCGCGGCTGTGCACGAGGCCTGGGAAGAGTGGATCGGCCAGTGCGATGCCGACGGCGTGCTCGACTTCTACGGCCTGCAGGCGGTGGCCTGGCGCGAGTGGGAAGAGGCCGGCGAGGTGTTCGCGCGCATCCGCTCGCGTCGCCCCGAGGATGGTCTGCGCGTGCCGCTGCAGCTGCAGCTGATCGAGGCCGAGCAGTGCCCGACGCACCACAACGGCAACGCCAGCAACGGCAACGCCATCCGGCAGGGGATCGAGTTCGATCGCCTGGGGCGCCGCGTCGCGTACTGGATGTACCGCGAGCACCCGGGCGACCAGCAGAAAGAGGTCAACGGCACCGAGCTGGTGCGCGTTCCGGCTGAGCAGGTGATGCACCTCTACACCCCGCTGCGCGCGGGGCAGCACCGCGGCATGCCGCATGGCACGTCGGCGCTGCTGGAGATGTTCAAGGCCGGGCAGTTCGGCGACGCGGTTTCGGAGCGCCAGCTCATCGGCAACCTCTTCACCGTCTTCTTCACTCGCGACAAGGATTCGCAGGGCGTCGGGATCGGCGAAGAGCTGGCGCCTGAAACTGCCGGCGATGGAATCCAGATGGGCGGCCTTGAGCCGGGAACGGCGGTCGAATTGCCCGCTGGCGTCAAGCCCGAGTTCTCGAACCCGCCGGACGCGGGCAGCAACTTCGTCGAGTACATGCGCACGCGACTGCAGGCCATCGCCGCAGCCCGCGGCATCCCCTACGAGGTGCTGACCGGCGACCTGCGCGACGTGTCTGACCGCGCGCTGCGCCTGATCCTGAACGAGTTCCGCCGCAACATCGAACAGCGGCAGTGGCTGTACCTGATCCCGCAGCTGCTGCAGAAAGTCCGCGTGGCCTTCATGGACGCCGCCGTGCTCTCCGGCGCAATTGAGCTGGACGACTACGCGGCCCGCCGCACCTGGTACAGCAAGACGCTGTGGGTGCCGCAGGGCTGGCCGTGGTCGCACCCGGTGCAGGACGTCACCGCCGAGCGCAACGCGGTGCGCGCCGGCTTCAAGTCGCGCAGCGCCGCGATCCTCGGCAGCGGCGAAGACCCGGAGTCGGTGGACCAGCAGATCGCAGACGACAACCGCCGTGCCGACGAGGCCGGATTCGTCTTCGACTCGGACCCGCGCAAGACCAGCGCAAACGGCATCACGCAGGCGGGCGGCACAAGCGACGCCAGCCTGCCCGATACCTCTCCCAATGAGGCGACGCAATGAAACCACTGAACATCCTGGCGCGGCTTCTCGGCCGCAGCCCTGCGCCCGTCGTGTCGCAGCTGTACACGCACGCCATCGGCCGGCCGCTGCTGATCCATCCGCAGATGGGCGAGGCCCTGATTCAGGGCTACATGTCCGGTGCGATCGATGCCCGGCCGCCGACGATGGAGCTGGTGCCGACCGACGCGGCGCGCGAGCCCGAGATGCAGGGCGACTCGATCGCCGTGATCAACGTCTCCGGCGCGCTGGTGAACCGGCCCATGCCCGGCGACTGTGGCCCTGGCCCCATGTCCTACGTCGAGATCCAGCAGGCGTTCGATGCGGCGATGGCGGACGACGGCGTGCAGGCCATCGTCTTCCGCTTCGAGTCCCCCGGCGGCTCTGCCTCGGGCTGCTTCGATCTTGCCGAGCACATCCGCGCCGGCCGTGGCCGCAAGCCGATCTACGCGAGCCTTGACGACTACGCCTATAGCGCGGCGTTCGCGCTGGCCGTGGCCGCAGATGAGATCTGGACGACGCGCAGCGCTGGCGCCGGCTCTGTCGGCGTCGTGGGCTACCACATCGACGAATCCGGCCGGCTGGCGCAGCAGGGCATCAAGGTCACGCCGATCTACTCCGGCGCGCACAAGGTGGACTTCAACTCTGCGCAGCCGCTGAAGGATGCGGTGCGCGAGCGCATGCAGGACAAGATGGACGCGATGCGCCTGGCCTTCGCGACGCTGGTCGCCGAGAGCCGCGGCCTTGAAGTCGATGCGGTCATGGCGACGGAGGCCGAGGTCTACAGCGGCGCCGACGCGGTGGCCGTGGGCTTCGCCGACCGCATCGGCACCTTCCAGCAGCTGATGCAGCACATCGCCGCCGGCGCGCCTGCGCCTGCTGCCGAGATGCCGCCGGGCGAAGAGCAGGCCGGGACGGAAGAAGAGCCGGAGATGCGCCCGGCTGCCGAAGTCCTGAAGCTGGCAATCGAAACCACTTCCGTGTCGGGCGCTGTCTCCGAAGCGCTGGCCGAGCTGCAGGCTGCAACCGCTGCCGCACAGGAAGCGCTGGCCGCCAAGCCCGACCCGCTCGCCGCGCTGGCCTCGGCCGTCGCTGCATCGGCGCTGCCGCCAGCCCTCGGCATGGCCCTGCTCAAGCATCCGCCCGCCGACATGGAGGCCGACGCCGCCATCGCCTACGCCGCGAAGGTGCGCGACCTGTGCGCCGCGGCTGGCGTCGAAAGTCTGGCCAGCGATCTGGTCGAGGCCGGCGCAAGCGTGGAAGCCGCACGCGCACAGCTGCTGGACCTCAAGGCCGACACGGGGCCGGAGATCACCACATCAATTCCGGCCAAGGCATCCGCCAAGGCCGCAACCCCCCTCGACATCCAGGGGATCTACGAAAGCCGCCGCAAGCGGCAGTAACGCGAGGAAATCGCTATGGCTCTTCTCGAAACCACCCACGCCCTCGAGTTCCTGCTGTCCGAGGCTCCGGGCTTCCGCTCGCGCGAAGCGGGCACCCTCAACTCTGGCCAGAACCTGGTCGCCGGCGCCGTTCTCGGCCGGCTGCTGACTGGCGCCGGCGCCAAGGTCTCCGGCACCGGTGACGGCACCGTCGGCGCTGTCACGGTCGGCCCGGATGCGCAGGTCGGCATCTACGTTCTCACCGGTCTGACCGAGGCGGGCAACGCTGGCACCTTCAGCGTGCGCGCGCCGGACGGCAGCTACCTGCCGAATCTCACCGTGGCCTCGGCCTACGTCACCAACCAGATCAGCCTGACCGTCGCGGACGGCGCGAACGACTGGGACATCGGCGACGTGATCCACGTCACCGTCACCGGCGGCGACTACGAGGCCTTGGACCCGGCGGCGACCGACGGCACCCAGACCGCCGCTGCAATCCTCTGCTACGGCACCAACGCAACCGACGCGGACCAGGACTGCACGGTTCTGGTTCGCGACGCCGAAGTGTCCTCGGCACTTCTCACCTGGCCGGACAGCATCAGCGATGCGAACAAGGCCATTGCAACCGCGCGGCTCGCTGCCCGCGGGATCATCCTGCGATAAGGAGCTGCACACATGTCCGTCTGGAACGTTTTCACCGAAGACGCCTTCAACCTCGCGACCCTCACCGCCGAGATCAACAAGCTGACGTTCACGCCGGCGATGATCGGCGAGATGGGTCTGTTCGAAGAGCAGGGCGTCCCGACTGTCGCGGCTCTGATCGAAGAGCTGAACGAGCAGATCGCCCTGCTGTCCCCGAAGCCCCGCGGCAGCGGCGGAACCGTGGTAAACAGCGACAAGCGCAAGGTCCACAGCCTGAGCATCCCCCACATCCCGCAGCGCGCCACCATCCTCGCCGACCAGGTGCAGGGCGTTCGCGAGTTCGGCAGCGAGAGCAACACGAAGGCGGTCGAGTCGGTCCGCAACCAACGTCTGGCCAAGATGCGCCGCCAGATCGACTACGTGATCGAGTACCACCGCCTGCTCGCCCTGCAGGGCAGCTACATGGACAACAACGGCGACATCCAGAGCGCGTACACCCTGCTCGGCGGCTCGCGCGACAGCGTGGACTTCGTGCTCGGCACCGACTCCACGAAGCTCAAGGACAAGTGCCTGGAGGCGCAGGAGCATGTCGAGGCGGGTCTCGACGGGACCGGCTACACCTCGATGCACGCGCTGTGCAGCCCGGCGTTCTGGAAGAAGCTGGTGTCGCACCCGGCGTACGAGAAGTACCGCCTGAACATGGCCCGCGCTCCGGAGCTTCAGACCGGTGTGATTCAGGCCGTCGAGTTCTGCGACATCATCTTCCACCGCTACCGCGGAACCAGCGCCGTCAAGGTGCCCGACGGCAAGGCCCTGCTGTTCCCCGGCGGCGTGCCGCAGATGTACATCACGCGCTTCGCCCCCGCGGACTACATGGAGACGGTCAACACGATCGGCCTCCCGTACTACGCGAAGAGCGAGCCGCTGCCGATGAACAAGGGCATGGCGATCGAGGCCCAGTCGAACCCGCTGAACATCTGCCTGCGCCCGACGGCGCTGGTGGAGCTCACCACTTCGAACTGATCCGCCTCACCCGCAGCACCAGGACTCCGGCCCGCCTCGCGCGGGCCGAGTCCTTTATGGAGCCCCATGACCAATCCCCGACTGGCCGCGATGGATGCGCGGATTCATCGCGTTGCTGCGCGCGCCGGCCTGGCCGACACCTGCACGCTGGTGCCGAAGTCAGGCCCGGCCATTCCCGACGTGCGTTGCTTCGTGCGGCGCGGGGTGCAGTTCATCGTTGATGAGGCAACCGTGGCCAGCAACGCGACCACGCTGGACGTGCTGCGCCCGGACGCGCCCGAGGGCATCACCAAGGGCTGGGGCGTCCTGCTCACCGACGGCGAATTCTTGATCGACAGCACGCCGCAGGCTGCCGACGAATCCATGTTCCGCTTCCTCTTGAGGCGCAAATGAGCTGCGATCCGATCTATATCCGCGCGGGCGATTCGCTCACCGATCTGCCTCTGCTGTACGTGGAGAAAGACACGGACGACTCGCCGACTGTGCCGCTTCCAGGCGCTGAGTCGATCGTCGAGTTTCGCGTCGGTAGCAAGGTGCTGCTCACCCTCACGGAGGGCAACGGCATCAACACTCTGCAGGCCGATGGCCGGCTGGTGTTCGAGGCCACGGCAGACCAGACCAGCGCCCTCGCGCCGCCGCTCGGCGTGCTGGCGCATGTGGTGAACATGGCCTGGCGCAACTTCGATCCAGACAATGAGAACGCCTTGAGCCAGACCATTGCCGACCTGCAGGTCACCGTGCTGGCGCAAGAGGTGTCGCGCCCGTGACCGCCATCCGAGTGACCCCGATCGAGCGCGTCGTGCGCGTGGTCGCGCGCGGATCCGCTGGCGTCGCGACCATCAACGTCGAGGCCCCGCTCGCCAGCACTGGCGGCGTCACGCCGACGCTCAGCATTGCGCCCGCCACGCAGAGCACGCCAGGCAGCCTGTCCGCAGCCGACAAGGCGAAGCTGGACGCGCTGGCCGACCCGACCCTGAGCGATGCGCTGCCGGCGCCGCTGGGCAACGCAGGGCCTGGCTCTTCCACGCGGGCCGCGCGCGGCGATCACGTGCACGCGCACGGTGCGCAGGCTGGCGGCGGGCTGCATGCCACGGCCACGACTGCGGTCGCTGGCTTCATGTCCGCGGCCGACAAGCAGAAGCTCAACGGCATTGCGGCCAACGCGCAGGTCAACGTGCCGACCAATCTCGGCGTCGGCGGCACCGGTGACGCGCGCACGATCACCAGCAGCACGGGCTCGGCCGCAGCGCTGCCGCTGGCCACGCCGTCCACTGCCGGCCTGCTGTCGAGCTTTTACTTCACCCTGCTCAGCAACTTCGCCGCCAACGTGCGCGACCAGGTGCTGAACATGCTTCAGCAGGGCACCAATGTGACCCTGACGCCCGCCGGTGTCGGCGCATCGCGCACGCTGACCATTGCGGCCAGCGGATCGGGCGGCGGCGGCTCCGGCACAGTCACCAGCGTGCAGGCCTCTGGCGGCAGCACGGGCCTGACGTTCTCCGGCGGCCCGATCACCGGCGCCGGCACGCTGACCCTGGGCGGCACGCTGGGCATCGGCAACGGCGGCACCGGCGCGACCACGGCGGAGGCTGCGCGCGCGGCCCTAGGCGCAGGCACCGGCAACGGAACGGTCACGAGCGTGGGGCTGTCGCTGCCTTCCGTCTTCATCGTCAGCAGCAGCCCGGTCACGAGCGCCGGTACCATCACTGCGACGCTCGCCACGCAGGCAGCCAACCGCGTGTTGGCAGGCCCGAGCACTGGCGCCGATGCCGCGCCGACCTTCCGCGCGCTGACGGCGACGGACATCCCGGGGCTTCCGGTCGCGAAGATCCGCAACGCGCAAGAGCAGCGCCTTTTCGGCTCCGCGCAGTTCGTGGACTCCGAAGGCAGCGGCCAGCTGATCGAGCTTGTCGGCACTGGCTTCGTCTGGGGGCCGGGCGCTCTTGCGCTGAGCGAAAACCTGCAGGCTTGGAGCGACATCGATCCCGACGAGTTCGTCGGCGGCTCTGCCGTCCGCACGATCACCGCGGGCTTCGACGGCGGCCGAGTCAGCGGCGTGGATCAGGCCCTGACGACGGGCCTGCGCTTCGAACTGCGCGCTGTGACTGGGCTGACTCCAGTGGAATGGACCCTGCTCCCCAAGGCCGGCAGCACCGGGAATATCACCGTCGAGGTCCGCAAGCGGCCTTTCGCTTCCGGCACCTTCACTGCCATCACCGCCGGCTCGCCGCCGAGCATTTCATCCGGCGCGCGCGGCACCGGCTCGGCCTCCGCGTGGACCGCGATTGACGACGGCGACCTGATCGAAATTGAGGTGACCAGCGTCACCGGCACCGTCACCGGCATCACCCTGATCATCGAGGCGACTGAAGCATGAGCGTGACCGTCTACCGCAGCACCGATGCCGGCGCGCCGGTGCTGAATGGCACCAGCGGCAACGGGCTGGTGAACCTGTTCGACATCTGCCTTGTGGGCTCTGGCACGGCCTATGGCGCGTTGCCCAAGAAGGGCTGGACGAAGCCCTACAGCGGCACGAACAAGGGCGTCTATCTCACCGTGGACGGCGGCTGCTACCTGCGGGTGATGCACGACGGATCGAACACCGGCGGCTTCCGCGAAGCACTGGTGCGCGCGGCTGAGGGCGCGACCGGTGTAGACACGCTGGTTGATCAATTCCCGTCCACTTCGGACGTGGCGGCCGGCAACGAGACCTGGCGAATTTCCGACACCCTGGACACCACCGCCCGCGCCTGGGTGCTGATCGCCTCGGAGAACTGGCTGACGCTGCATGTGATGTTCGGCGCCAGCGCGAACGTTAATGACCAGTACATTTTTGGCAAGTATTCGCCAATCGAAGCGGCGAACGACTGGTCATATGTGATTTCGGTGCGGAACGCATCAAACACCAACACGCAAGCAGTGGCTCTTAACCTTTTCGTCTCGGTGTTTTCGCAAACAATAACCAGGCTCTTTGCAATGCGGACACCGGATGGGTCGGTGAAAGCGCCAAGGGCGTCATTCGTTACACCGTCTTCAAACAGCGCAGCCGGCGCTCTTTCCGGGGTTGTCGGACCTGTGATTCCGGACGCAGCTGGCCGCATCAAAATGTCGCCGCCTCAAATCTGGATCAACTCGCAAGCTGGCGGAACGGCTCTCAACCCTTCGGCCGCAGGGTATTTCCCTAACCTGTGGTGCCCGCTTCACAACTGCGGCGCCGCAGGCGCTGGCGCAGCTTTCGGCGACCGCTTCAATTCCTCGATTTACGATCCGAGCGCGCAGTTTGAGCTGATGGGCGGCGCGCTCTCCAACGCTGGCAAGCTGATCTTCGAGCTGACCGACACTTGGCAGGATCCGACGCTGTGAGCGACCTGGGCGACATCGGCGTCGTCATTCGGCAGCCGGTCGAGGTCGCGAACTACGCCTTCGGCCGCTTCGCAACGGCGGTCATCGAAGGCGAAGGCGCGACGCCCGGCGCTCCGGTCGCGGTATTCCTGCGCTTCGCCTGCGTGGCCACTGCGCGCGCTGACGAGTTTGGCGACTGGCGCGTCAACGGCCTCGACGACGGCGAGTATTGGGCCAGCGAAGTCGGCACCGTCCGCGGCTGGCTGGCGACCGTGGCCGGCGCGACCGTGACGGTTGTCGAGCAAGACCCGCCGGACAGCGGCGACGTGATCACGGCTGGATCTTCTTTCGGGTGGATCGGATGAACCTGCCCCTATCCGAACGCGCCCTGCGCGCAATCGAGTGCCGGCTGCGGAAGATTCGCAAGCCCGGCGGATTCAACACGGATGCCGGCCGCAACGTCACCCGCGAGGGCGAGTCGATCACCAGCGCTGAACTGCCGTGGATCAGCGTCTTTGAAGTCGGCGAACAGCCTGCCGACGGCGCCGGGAATCAGGGCACGTGGACGATGGGCCTGTCCGTCGAGATCCAGGCGGCTCTGTCGCCGGACTGCTCGGGCACCGATCGCCAGCTGCTAAAAGCCGACATCAAGCGCGCGGTCTTTGCGCAGTTCGGCGGCGCGCTTGGGGATGACCTGGGCGGCATCGGCATGCTGACCTATCGCGGCGCCACGAGCGTCAACAAGCAGGACGGCGGCGACGCTGAGCTGCTGCGCGTGAGCATCACCGTGACCTACGCCGAGGGCAACGGCAACCCCTACGGATCGCAGGACTGCAGCCAGGGAGCGCACCGCCTTGATCGTCTTGTTTGAGTTCTCCCGCGACTGGGAACACGCCGGCGAGCGCTACGCCGCTGGCCACCGCATCGATCTGCCGGAACACAAGGCAAGCCGCCTGCGTGACCTCGGCGCCGGCCAGATCGTGGACATGCCAGCGGAGGCGAGCGAGAGCCCGCCGCCGAGCCCGAGGCCACGCAAGCGGCGCAAGTAGCCGCGACCAGCAACCCCAGACCAGGCCCGCATTCGCGGGCCTTTTCTTTTTCCGAGGACGCACACATGGCAGCTCCCAACATCTCCCCGTACACCAACAAGATCAAGCTGGGCCGCGGCCGGCTCGCCTTCAATGCGCTGGTCAACGGCGTCTATCAGGGCTTCCGCCCGCTGGGTGACTCGCCCGGCTTCGAGATCAACGTTGAGGGCGAAGAGTTCACCCTCAACGGCAGCGAGAGCGGTATCAGCGAAACCATCTTCAGCACCCCGCTGAGCGTGACCCGCACCGCGACCATCACCTGCAACAACGTGGACCGCGCGAACGTCGGCCTGTTCATCGCGGGCGAAGAGGTCACCATCGAACAGTCGGCCACGCCGGTCACCGATGAGGTGATCGCGAGCGTCAACGCGGGCCGCTTCTACCAGCTGGGCGCCACGCCCTCCAACCCGAGCGGCGTGCGCGGCGTGTCGAGTGTCGTGGTTCGCATCAAGGAAGGCGCCGATGCGCCGGCCCGCGCGAACTCCACGGCCTACGCGGTCGGCGACTTCTACGTCCCGGCATCCGCCAACAATCACTTCTACATGTGCACCGTCGCCGGAACCTCGGCCGGCTCGCCGCCGACCTTCGAGACCGACGGCACCGACTTCGCGGACGGCACCGCGACCTTCATCGACATGGGCCTGATCATCGTCCCGAACACCGCGGACGTGCATTACCGCATCGACTCGGGCCTGGCGCTGATCTCGCCGACCGTGGGCGGCGCCATCGACGGCGCGAATACCAAGTATGCCGCGGCCGTGGCGAATGCCCGCGTCTCGCTGGAGGTCGATTACACCCCGGCCGCCAACACCCGCGAGCAGGTGCGCAGCGGCGGCACGGTTTCGGTGCAGGGCCAGCTGAAGTTCATCGCCGACAACCCGACCGGCGAGAACGACGACGTCTTCCTGCCGAGCGTGACCATCACGCCGAACGGCGCCCTGGCCTTCATCACGGGCGACTCGCAGGCGCAGGTCGAGTTCTCCGTGGGCATCGGCATCCTCAACAGCCAGACCGCCGCGATCTACGTGGACGGCCGCCCGGCCGGCCTGTAAGCCGCCTCGCCCCGCGCGCTGCGTGACCCGTGGCGCGCGGGGCCTTTCCCTATGACGGAGCACGCATGAAAAGCATCACCGTTGCCGGTGTCGAGTACCCGCTGGGGCAGCTCACCGGCCGCAAGGCCCTGGCGCTGCTGCGGCTCGTGGCGGTCATCAACTCGACAGGCGCGTCGCCCGAGGCCTTGGCCTCTCCGGATGCTCTGGCTGCCGCGATCGGAGTCTGCGAGTCCGTCGGCGTTCCGGCGAATGACTTGCCGCTGGCCGTCTTGATCGCCGCCGTGCGCGACATCATCGCCGGGTCCGCACTGCAGTGGGGCGAATACCTCGCCGGTCCTGTGCGCTCCGAGATCGAGCACACGAACGTGCTCGTGCAGCAGGTGGTCGCTGGTCTGCAGGGGCCGCCGAATGGCAAGGCTGCGTAACAGAAAAGAGCAGGTCATTCGGATTTTCACGAATGGCAAGCGAGCAAATGATTCGTTCGGCCTAGAGCGCATTGTCGGGCGCCTTGTCAAGGCGGCTGACACTGCCGTGAAGCGCGCGCAAGTGTCCACTGCGCGAGCTACCGTCCCGATCGCAAAGCGCGAGGTTGTGGCCGCGTTCAACATACAAGCCAACAAAGTCAATGACGCATTCAAGGTGGTGACCACCAAGGACACCATTCGGCTTTTCGCTTCGGATCGCCGAATCGCTGCAATCGACTTCGGCGGCGTTTGGGGTGGCATCCAATCCTCCGGCGCAACCGCAGTGATAGAGCGCGGGGGAGCGCCGCAGATCTTTCGAGGAGCCTTCATCAACACCGTCAAAGGGCGCCGCTCAATCCGAGAGCGAAAGATCAAGGGCGGAAAGCGCGCACCGCGTGGCCCCTTGATCATCATTCGCGGCCCGTCGCCGAAGGAAATGATGATTGGGCTGAAAACCGACCAGCGCCGAAACTTTATAGGCAGCTACAGAACAGAGCCAAGGCGCGCCGTTGTGGCGCAGATGCGTGAGATCTACATAAGAGAGTTGCGCAGACAGTATCTAGGGGAGGCGCTGCGTGGCCGATAACTTTGAGCAGGTCATCGAAGTAGCGCTGCGCGCCACGACCGACCCCAGCCTGCGCGGTCTGCTCGAAGACCTGCGCGACCTCGGCACGCAGGGCGAGCTCACCGACGAACAGCTTTCCTCCGTCACCGGCGCCGTCGAAGAGCTCAATCAGCAGGCGGCTGCGTCCAACGGTCTGCAGGCGTCCATCACCGCGCTCAAGGAGTACCGCGCCGAGCAGAAGCGCGTAAATGATGAGCTGGCAAAGTCCGAGATCCGCTTTCGTCTTGCGACCGAGCAAGAGGCAGCGGCGGCGCAGGCGTTGCAGAAGTCAAAGGATGCGCTCGCCGACCTGCGCGCCGAGCGCGACCGCTACAACGCGAGCGAAGAGAAGACCACCGAAGGCACGCGCGCGTTCGCCGCGAGCCTGAATGAAGCGCAGGCCGCACAGAAAGCCGCACAGGCCGAATACTCGGCAGCCGCCGGCACGCTGCGTCAGGCGACCACCGAATACGACCGCGCCGTCACCGCGCAGGACAAGCTCAACGCCGGCATCGGCAAGAGCGAGGACGCCATCAAGGCGGCCGGCCTGTCGGTGGACGACCTGGGCCAGGCGCAGGCCGAGCTGCAGAAACGCCTGCAGCTGACCAGCACCAGCACGGAGCAGCTGGCTGCGAACCTGCGCGAGCAGGTCGCCGTGAATCAGCAGGCCGCCGCCAGCGCGCGCGCCAACGCTGCCGCGCAGCAGGCCCTGGCCGATGCGAACGCCACCCTCGGCCGCCGCGGCTTCGGCGAGGTGCGCGCCGAAATCGAGAAGGTGCGGCAGGCCTATGACACGCTGCGCCGCAGTGGCCAGCTGTCGGTGCAGGAACTGGCGCAGGCGCAGTCCCGCGCGATCGAGCGCACCCGCGAGTTGCGCGCCGAGTACGGCAGCCTGGGCAACAGCCTGCGGCAGGTGCAGGGCTCGCTCATCGCTGCCGGCGCCAGCCTGTTCACGGCGACACGCCTGCTGAGCAACGCGGCCGCCGCTGCAAGCCAGTTCCAGCGCAGCCTTGCGGCGATCAGCACCATCGCCCCGCAGGCCGACTTGGCCGCGCTCGGCGACAGCGTGCGCGCCCTGACGCGCGAGTTCGGCGGCGACGCGGCCAGGAACGCGGCTGCGCTGTACGAGATCATCGCAGCCGGCGTCGAGGACACGACGCAGGCGCTGCAGATCCTGCGCGTCGCGAATCAGCTCGCCATCGGCGGCTTGGCCGACACCGAAGTCGCGGCCAGCGGCCTTGTCGCCACCTTGAACGCCTACGGCCTGGCCGCAGATCAGGCCACGCGCGTCAGCGATGCGTTCTTCGTCAGCGCGGCGGCCGGTAACACGACCATCGAAGAGCTCTCGCAGAGCATCGGCGGCGTCGCGCCTCTGGCGGCGTCGGTAGGCGTTTCGGTTGAGCAGCTGACCAGCGCGGTCGGTGCGCTCACCGCCGGCGGTCTGGACACCGGGCAGGCTTTCACGCAGATCCAGTCCGCGCTGACGGCTGTGGTCAAGCCGACGGCCGAGGCGAAGAAAGAAGCCGAAGCGCTGGGCATTCAGTTCGATGTCACCGCGTTGCGCGCGCAGGGCCTGCAGCAGTTCCTGCTGAACGTGTCCGAAGCCGCGCAGGGCAATGAGACTACCTTGGCTCGGCTGTTCGGCCGCGTCGAGGGTCTGCAGGGCGTGCTGGCGCTGACCGGCAACCAGGCGGACGCCTTCGCCAAAGCGCTTTCAGACATGGAGCAGGGCGCCGGCCGCACGGCCGAGGCCTTCGCCAAGCTGCAGGACACGCCCGAGCAGCGCCTGCAGTTGTTCCGCGCCGCAGTCGGCGACCTACAGATCAGCTTCGGCCAGGCCGTCACCGCGCTGACGCCGCTGCTGGACGGCCTGACCTCTGCGGTCAACCTGTTCAACGAGCTGCCGGCCGGCGTGCGGACTGGCATTGCGGGCCTCACCGCGCTGACCGCCGTAGTCGCCCCCCTCGCCATCGCGATCGTGCAGAGCCGCGCGGCGCTGGTGCTGCTGCTGGGCAGCCTGCGGGCGATTGGGCCTGCGGCCGCTGGCGCTGGCGCTGGCGTCGGCGTGTTCACCACGGCAGCCACTGGCGCGACGGCTGCGACCACGCGACTGAGCACTTCGGTCGGTGTGCTCAGCCGGAGTCTCGGCGTGCTCTCGGCCGCGTTCGTCGGGCTTGAGATCGGCACCGCGCTGAATGAGCCCCTCACGCGCTTCAGGCTCTCGGTAGACGACGCCGCCAAGTCCACGATCGAGTTCGGCGATGGCATCGATGTCTCTGGCCAAGCAGCTGCAGAGGCTGCGTCCAAGTTCTCGAACTTCCGCGACGTTGCGGTTCGGACCTCCGAAGACGTTCGGCTGCTCGGGGAAGAGCAGCGCGAGGCCTATCGCGTAGCTCTTGAGGGGCTGGACAAGTTCCTGAAGGGCCGAACCGAGCAGCTGATTCTGCAGCAGCGATCGCGTCAGCTCTCAGAGGAAGAGCGCGTCGAGCTTCAGAACCTGTTCGTGAGGCTGGACGAAGTCCGCAGGGGTTTCGTCGATCTGAACAGCGCGGCTCTTGGCGCCGCAAAGAGCATCTCGGAAGTCGCCACCGGGGCTGCGTCGAGCGCGGTCAAGCAGCTTGCGGGGCAGTTGCTCGAAGCCGCCGACGACAGCAAGGAGCTTGGCGAGGCGCTGTCCGGCGCTTTCAAGGGGATCGACTTCGAGAACGGCGCAACGCGCCTGGGCGAAATTGCGCTTGCGATCGACACCGCCGCAGCCAGCAGCACGACGGCTGCGACCGCGATCCGCGAAGGGCTGGCGAAGGAGCTGCAGAACCTCTCCGCTGCTGAACTCTTGCGGTTCCAGCAGGCAGCGCAGGTCGCGTTCGAGTCGGCCGGCGAAGGTGCTGGTGCCGCGGCGCAGATTCTCGACGCCACGCTTGCCGAGAGCTACCGCCGGCTGGGCGTCAACGTCGAAGCGGCTGGCGTCAAGATCACGAAGCAGGGCCAAGAGATCATCGCCAGCTTCCGGGCGATTGCCAGCAGCGGCAACGCCTCGGCGCAGGCCATCGGTGCGGCATTCACTGCAGCCCTGAACAAGGCGCAGACCACGGGCGAGGTGCAGGCCCTGGAGGAAGCGCTGCGCTCGGCCTTTGCCGCCGGCAAGATCAGCGCGCAGCAGCTGGGCGCCGCACTCTCTGCCGCAGGCGCTCGCGCTGCCGACATCACCAGCGGCGCACTGGAAGCGCAGGGTGCACTCGACGGACTGGGCGAAGCTGGGCGCCGCGCCGCGCGCGACTTGATCGCCTCGCTGCAGGCGGCTCGCGCAGGGCTGGAAACCGAGGCCGGCAATCTGGCGCTGGCGATCCAGCGCGGCCTGTCAAAGGGCGAGCCCGTGGCCGAGCTGCAGCAGCAGCTGGCCGGCCTGCAGGCTGAGATCACCGGCACGTCTGCGCGCATCACCGGGTTGCAGAACGAGCTGGGCGAAGTAGGCGACGCTGGGCAAGACGGCGGCAAGCGCGCCGCTGCCGGCATCAACTCCCTCACGCCGGTGCTGAAAGACGCCGCGCTGCAGGCCAAGGAAACCGCCGCCGCCGTTGACGACATCGGGCAGCAGGGGCAGCAGGCCGGGGAGAAGGTCAAGCTCGGCGTGTCGAATGCGCTGCTGGGCTTGATCCAGGTGACGAAGGACGCGCGCGACTCCGTGGCCGAGCTGGGCCCGGCTGCTGTCGAGGCATTCGACCGCCTGCGCGGCGAGCTTGGGCTTGTGGATACCACCGGCCGCAGCACCGCCGACGTCATGCAGCTCATCGCCGACCGCGCCGGATTCGCAGCGAAGAACGCCGAAGAGCTGGCGCTGCAGATCGGCAACACCGAAGAGCGGGTGAAGCGTGCGCGCGCCGAGATGGAGCGCTTCGAACAGGCGACCGAGCAGGCAACTGACGAACTTTCGAACTTGCTCCGCCAGCAGCAGGACCAGGCCGACCGCCGCGATGGAAACGAGGAAGCGATCCGCCGCCGGCAGTATGAGGAAGAGTTGCGCCGGATCGAAGAACTTGCTCAGGCCGGCGGCGCGTCAGCTGCAGTCCAAGCGGCACAGGCCCGACAGCTTGCCCGGAAGAACTTCGAAGCTGACCTCGCCGAGATCCGCGCCAAGGAACGCGAGCAGATCGACTCCAATCGCCGCGTGGATGATGACCGCCGGCGGCGCGATGGCGGCGGGTCTGCTGGTGCTGGGCTGGCGCCGACCGCTGCGCCCAATGCGCCGGTGGCTGGCGGCTTCGCGCCCGTGATCAACATCACCGGCACCACGGACCCGGAAGAAACTGCGCGGCTTGTCGCGCGCGAGCTGGAAAAGCTGCAGCGCCGCGGCTTCAACGGACGGACAGGACTCTAATGCGCTACGTGATGAACCGCGACAACTTGGCCCGCACCGGCAGCGTGACCGCGACCAACATCGTGCCGAGCACCGCCATCACACGCACCGACTCCGCGCCCAAGTCGGGCGGCGGCGCGGTGTCGCTGGCCGGCGCCTACACCGGCAGCGCGAATGCGGCCATCGACGTGGAGATCCTGGACGCTGGCGGCACCACGCGCCGCGTCAGCGCGCCGGAGTTCGTGGGCGTGGGCAGCGGGCAGATCAGCGGGCTGACGGCCCAGAACACCGTGGACGCGCAGACCTTCGTGGTGACGCTGGAAAACCTCGGGATCGAGACCAGAGCCGCGCAGGCGCCGTTTCAGTCGGCCGTGCTGGTCGCCAAGGACGCCGGCGCCGGCGGCAACGCCATCACCGTCAGCGTGGACAACAGCGGCCTCACCGACGCGCCGACGGACTTCGCCCTACAGGAAGAGCTGCGCGAGGGGCAGAACGAATACATCGGCGATCAATGGAACTTCGGCGCCGTCGCGATCAACCCCGATGGCACGATCCCGGCCAACGCGCCGCGCATCCGCTTCGGGATCGACCCGCAGGTCTACCGGCCCTTCAAGCGCTACACCGCCGGCCGCTGGGTCTACAGCTTCACGCCGGCGCCGGTGCGCACCGTGCCCGCTGGCGCGACCATCAAGGCTGTCTCCGGCAGCCGCACCATCACGATCACGGACCAGGTGGACGTCGAGACCTTCACCGGCATCGTCACCCTGTTCGACGCGCTCTCCGCGATCCGCGACGGCTCGGACCTCGTGCGCGTGGACGGCGCCATCGTCGCCGACTTCCGCCCGGGCGGGCAGGGCATCACCGACCTGTCCGTCTACACGCAGAGCTATGCCGCGAGCCGCCAGGCGGACGGCACGGAGTACGTGCGCGACGCGGAGTTCCCCGTGACCGTGGGCCCGGCGGCGCCGACCGAAACCCTGACCATCCGCTGCACCGACGCCAGCGAGTCCGGCCGCGAGCGGTGGACCGTGCGCGGGCAGGTGTCGGGCCGGCTCACGGATGCCATCACCAATGTGCTCTACAGCGGTGGCGCCTACGGCTTCACGATCCCGCTTGTTCCGTCGCCGATCATCCCGACCACGAGCTCGATCACCGCGATCCTGGACGCGCAGCGCAGCAACGCCGCCGAGCGCCCGACGCTGTGCGTGGAGAACGAGATTGTCGGCCGACTGGCCAAGGCGACCACATACGAATTCGAATGGCGCACGCGGCCCGGCCCGTGCCCGTGCGAGACCGAAGCCGATATCGAGGGCGGCCCTGACCCCGACTTGCTGGGCATCGCACTGCCCGAAGGAGCTACCACCATGAGCGAAGCATCGCGGATCATCCGCGTGCAGAGGCTCGCCAACTACGTCGCCGAACACATCCGGAGCAACGCCACGCCGTTCGCGAACGGTGGCCCTGACGCTGCATGGGCAAACGCCGTCGCCTCGCTGCTGAGCCGCACGCTGACGCGCGTGGCCGGCGGCACCCCGCAGTGGCCCGTCTGGGCGGCCGAGGCGGCGGTGCCGGCCGACAGCGTGCGCGAGCCGACGGCCCGCAACGGCTATCGGTATGCGTACAGCGGCGGCGTGACGGATGAGACCGAACCGACGTGGCCGACGGGCGAGGGCGAGACGGTCGCCGATGGCACCGGCACCTGGACCAACATCGGCCGCACCGTGTGGGCGATGTGGGATGCGGAGTTCGCGCAGTTCCGCGAGGACGCAGAGCAGATCGCCGGCCGGCTGAACTCGGCGGGCGAGACCTCGGCGCTGCCGTGGGCGGCTGACCTGCTCGGCGCCGTCAGCGTCGGAGCCATCTGCGTTCCGACTGCGCGGAATGGGCACTACTACCGCGTCGAGTCCTTCACCGGCACGGAGCCAGCGCAGGGCGGCAGCGAACCGACGTGGCCGACCAACGGTGGAACCGTGGCGGACGGCGATTTCCTGTGGCGCGACAAGGGCGCCTATTGGTCCGCGAGCCAGGCCTACGCCGAGGGCGACATCGTGCGGCCGTACAACGGCTTTGCCTACCGCGCTACCACGGGCGGAACCTCGGGCAGCAGCGAGCCGACGTGGCCGCAGGATGTCGGCGTGCCGCTGACCGATGGAACGGTGGTCTGGCATGCCCTGTTCCGCAACCGCGGCGCGAATGTTAGCGACTTCGACGTGGACCTGCAGCGCTATCACGCCGCCATGAACAAGGTGCTCGCAGCCGCAGGCATCGATCCAAATTTTGATGACGCCGGGTTGGGCGGAAACCGCATCTGGAGAGATCGCGGTCTCGAAGCCATGCCAGCATGGTTCGAGTGCACAAGTCACGACTTGTTGCCCATCCAGCCCGGCTACTACTACCACAGCGCACGGCTCGCTCAGGATGAGACGGGCCGGCGCGTCCCTGTGTCCACGCAGGAATTCGGCATCGGCGTGGACGTGCCCTGCCAGCAGCTGCAGGACGGCGACCGCCTGTCGATCACGATCGACTTGGCCGGCGTACCGCGGGCGACCTACCAGCAGGGCGATGAGTTCGTCCTGCAGATCAACCGCGCCGAGCCGGTCGCGCTCTCGGGCGGACAGGACGGAGACGACACTCTGACCTGGAGCGTCATCGGCAGCGAAGACGGGCGACTCGACAACTACGCGCTGAGCACCGTGACGCCGAACGCCTACAGCGACGGCGGGATCGACTTCGCCATCGGCTTGGGCGAAGTGCCCTTTGCCCTCGGCGACCGGTTCACCTTCCGGGTGGAGGCGGCCCGCGCGCAGTGGCGGCTCAACGGCGGCGCGTGGTCTTCACCGATCGAAGCGGCCGGCACGGTATCGCTCGCCTCGGGCCTGTCGGCGGTGTTTGCGCCCGGCGTGGCCCCGAGCTGGGTGGCCGGCGATCGCTGGTCATTCTTGGCCGAGGCCATCAACGGCCCGGCCCGAGCGCTACAGCCGACCGACGACGCGCTGAGCTGGACCGGCAGCACGTCGATCACGATCACGCCCGCGGCCGGCGCGGTGGAAGGCCTGTTGATCGCCGACCACCGAATCCCGGCCGATGCCACGATCGAGCTGCAGGGCAGCGATGATGCGTTCGCCACGGTGCTGAGCGCGCAGACGATCGACTGGCGGGCCCGGCACATCTGGATCCCGATCGAATCGCCGCGCCTGGCGTACCGGCTGCTGTTCAACCGCGGCGGCTCGATCCGCTGGCTCTGGGTCGGCGATGCTTTGCAGCCGTCGATCCCGACCGGACGGCCCGAGCTCGGCGCGCTGGTCCGGCGCTACCAGTTGCCCGGCATCGGCCGTCGGCTGGCCAGCGGCGGCACGGTGCGGCACGAGGCGCTGACGCAGGCCGCGGTGGATGACCTCGTGGACGCCCTCGGCTGGGCCTGCGAGCAGGATCGCCGCTTGATCGGCATCCTGATCAGCGACAGCGAGGCCGCCATCGTGCGGGTGCCGGATGACCCGATCGAGGTCGAGGATCTATTCACGCACCAGCCGGCCGACATCAACGCCCGCCGGCTGACGGTTTCAGTCGATCTTGAGGCCGCGGCATGACGCCCGTCTGGCTTGTGATCGAGGGCAACCCCGTGCGCCAGTTCTACGCCGACGATGCGGCCTTGCAGCACATGGACGCGCAGGCCTCAAAGCACGCCATCCTGCAGCGAGTCGGCGCCCTGCGCGCGGACGTGGACGGTGAAGACCCGAACATCACCCTGGAGCTGAAGAACGCCAACGGCGAGGCCTCGGCCCTGCTGGCGCGGCGCCCGCCTGTCGGTGCGCGCGCTCGGCTGATGACGCCGGCCGGGCAGGTGTTCTCCGGCATCGTCGCCGAGATCCGGCTCGGCCGTGGCTCCGCGACGATCGCGGTGGAATCATGACCCCGCTCTCCGCGTCCCTGCCGCTGCGCACTACGGCCGTATGGCCGGGCTTCCGCGAGCCCCTGGCGATCCCGCACCGCTACGGGCAGACCGGCGGACGGCTGCTGCAGTACAGCCAGGACCGGCGCGTGTTCGTCTGGGCTGACCACGCCGTCGCCGGCATCGATGCGGTGCTGGTCGGCGGGCAGTCGGTCGGCAACTGGGAGCACCGCAACGGCACCGACGCCACCGGGCGCGCAGTCGCGTTCGTCGAGTTCACCCAGCCGGTGGAAGAGGGCGCCGACTTGATCGCGCGCGGCCGCGGCAAGCTGGGCGCCGGCGGCTTGATGGTCAACCCCGCCGACGTGCTGGCCGACATCCTGTCTGGGATTGCAAGCCGGCCTGCGCTCGAGCTTTCTGATTTTCGAGCGTCCTGTGCAGCCGCAGGTCTCGAGGTGGGCGGAAGTCTCGAGCGCGCCGAGGTTCTGCGCACGGTGGTTCGCTCGCTTTGCTCGAGCATCGGCGCGGTGTTCAGCGACGGTCGCGCATTCCTATGGCCGGCCGACGCCCCGACCGGCGGCTGGCGCATCGGCGCCGATCTCGAGATCGACGCCGCACTTCAGCTTGACACCCTGACCAATGACCTCACGCTCAGGTTCTCGAGCGAAGATGGCCAGCCTCGAGCATCTGTGCGACTCGAGGCCCCCGACAGCGTGGCCGCCTACGGCCGGCGCGAGCGCGTCGAGGATGCGCCGTGGCTGGCCTCGCCCCGCGTCGCCATCGCCGTCGCTACTCGCGCGCTGCGCCAGCGGGCCAGGCCGGCATGGTCTGTCGGCACCGCGGCTATCGAGCGCGTGCTGCGCATCGGCGATGTCGTGGCGCTGGATCATCCGACCCTGCCTGTGCAGGCCTCGGCCGTGGTGCTGGGGCGCGAGCTCGACGCGCAGGACGGCAGCACACGCGTGCGGTTCGAGCTGCCTGTCGGCGACGTGCCGGCGGTGCGGCTGGTCAGCCAGTCCGCGGCCCTGGACGTGCAGCAGTACGAGGCCGTCGTGATCGAGACAATCGGCAGCGAGCGCGTGCTGACGCTGCGCGAGGCAGACGGCCGGCCGATCGTGGGCGCGGCGTGCCGCCTCAACGACAACATCACCCGCACCACAGACGGCGCCGGCCGCGTCAGCTTCCCGGCTTCGGCCATGCCGCCGGGCGTGCATGTGATCCAGGTGCGCACCGCTGACGGCCGCGAGTTCGCCACGGAAGTGACGGTATGACCCGGCGATTCCGCCTGTTGCCCATCTCGACCTCTGGCGGCTTCTCCCAGACGATCATCCTGCCGCCAGCCGTGCGCCAGCCGCGCGAGCGCGAGACGCCAGACCCGGGCGGCGACTGCGCCGGCGTGGCGGATCCGCCCAGCGGCGTGTCCGTGCGCGGCGTAATCACCGGCGACGAGATCTGCTGGTCCCTGCTGACGCCCGTGCCAGAAGGCTACACCGCCGAGCCGCCGTACTGCGACCAGAGCGAGAGCCCCGGCAGCTGGGAGTTCACCCGGGCGTGCGACGGCGAGGTGTTCAACCTGCCGGTGACCAGCGTCGAGGTGGTCGAGTGATTCGGTTCGCCAGGCCCAAGGCGGCGAGAGTCAGAGCGCCGAAGCCCGCCGCGTCGGCCCCGGCCAAGCCACCATGCGAGCGCTGCCGGAAGCTGCGCGAGGCGGCCAAGCGGTTGATCGGGATTCGATAGCAACAAGCAATCGCTGCGCCTATTGACGTTAACGAGTTAACGTGAGAGTCTATCCCCACGCCAGCAACCGCTGGCACTACGGGAAACAGACATGAACACCAACAACATCCGCTTCATGAAGCACTACGTCACCAACGGCCAGGTCAAGGCGCGCGTTTTCTACTCGGCTTTCAAGATGGTCTCCACCGGCGAAGAGTGCGTGACCCTGTACGCCAAGTGCTTCCGCGATGGCCGCGTGCTGGCTGAGATCATCGGCGAGGGCTACGAGAACAACACCGACAGCATGACCGACTACTTTGAAAAAGGCCGCGTCCGCATCATGCCGGATTCCCCGCTGTACGCAGCAGCCAAGGCGCGCTGCCAGTGAGCGCCAAGAAAGGCGGGGCCAAGCGCCCCGCCACGGCATCCGAGCGCGCTGCTGCCAGCAGGGCGCGCAGGCTGGAGCGAGAACAGGGCCGTCAGGTGGGCGTGATACTGCCTCCGGACGCCGCCGCCGCGCTCGACAGCCTGCAGGCCAGCGGCTACGCGCCGAGCGCCACGGCCTGCATCGCGCGCGCGCTGATCGAGGCTCACCGCGGCAGCACATAGTCGGCCCAATCCCGCATCAGCGCCCGCCGCTTTTCGAGCAAGTCCCCGCGCCGGTAAGCGGCCTCCGTCTTGTCGCGGATCGAGTGCGCGAGCGCCATCTCGATCACGTCGCGCGGGTGGTCGGTCTGCTCGGCGGCCCAATCACGGAAGGCGCTGCGGAATCCGTGCACTGTGTAGGGCTGTCCCAGCCCGCGCGGCGGATCCCGCTGCAGCAGGAACAGCATCGTGTTCTCGGACAGCGCCCACGGCTCGGCATCGCGCGGCCGGCGATCCAACAGCGCCAGGGCCTGCGCCGTCAGCGGCACCCGATGCGCCCGGCCAGCCTTCATCCGCTCGGCCGGGATCGTCCACAGGTCGCCCGCGACCTCACCCCACTGCATGCCGGTGACTTCTCCCGTGCGCGCCGCAGTGAGGATCGTCCACGCCATCGCCAGCCGGCCGACGCCCTCGCCGCTCAGCAGCAGGCGCATGAAGTCCGGCAGCTCGGCATAGGGCATCGCCCGGAAGTGCTGCACGCGGCGCACCTGCGCCGGCTTCGGCAGCAGCGCAGACAGGTGCCCGCGCCAGCGCGCCGGGTTCTCGCCGGCCACATTCCCCCGCACCCTCTCCGCATCCCATATCCGCTCGATCCGCCCGCGCAGCCGGGTGGCTGTCTCCGTGCGATCCGCCCACAGCGGCGACAGGCAGCGCAGCACCATGTCGGTGGTGACGTCACCCACGGGCAGCTCGGCCGGCGGCCCGTAGTCGGCCAGGCTCTGCCGCCACTGCTGCGCCTGGGCATCATTGCGCCACGCCCCGGCCTGGCTTTCGATGTAGTCGGCGCAGGCATCGCCCCACGTGCGCGCCTCGGGCGTGCTGTCTCGCGCCTCGATCGGATCGATACCATGGGCCAGCAGCGCGCGCGCCTCGGCTGCCCGGCGGCGGGCGTCTGCTAGGCTGACGTCAGCGGCGCGGCCGAGGCCCATGTCCCGCAGGCGGCCACCGCGGCGATACCGGAAGATCCACGTTCGGCGCGCGGCGTCCACGCGTAGGTACAGTCCACCCCCGTCGGCGTGCATTCCCGGCCCCAGCGTCTGCGCGGCGCGCGCGCTGAGTCGGTTGATCTCTCGGCCCATACTTCGGCCCATACTCGTGCAGTGGATTGCGGAGCATGCCCATAGACGCCAGTGGACGCCAGCCCTTGCAGGGCCTCGCGCAGTGGACTACGGGAGACTTCGGTGGACGCCAGTAACGGCCACTCCCTCCGCCATCACTTCGCCGTCAGGCCGCGCGGCTACTGGGTTCGGCGGAGAGCCCGGATTCCCGGCCCATACCGGGGCCCATACTCTCGCGGTCGATCAAGTCCGCGATCAGGTCGGAGCGCCACAGGCTCGCCCTGCCGCGCTTGACCGGCGCCGGCGCGCGACCCTCGGCAATCGCCTTGTACCAGCCGGAGCGGCTGTACCCGGTGCGGGCCAGCACCTGGGGCAGGCGGAGCAGAGCGACGGGCTCGGCGGATCGCTCGGGCGCTCGCATGAAGCCGGCGGGGCCGATGTCGATCATTTGTCGGTCTCCTTTCCTGGCTGCCTGATTACATCGAACTCGCCGGACTCCGGCTCCCAGATTTCGCCCGTGTCTATCCACCTGCCGCGGATCTGCCACCATCGGCGAGGCTGCCAGCGAACGCCTCGGAAGTAGAACCGAAGCCTGCCGAGGATTGCATCAGCCATCGCTTGCCCGTGGCAGTAGTCGCCTGGGTGCGACGGGCGAAATATCGCGCCGTCTGTCTTGCGTCGGCAGAGAACCATCACCCCTCCAAGCCCTTGCGGGCTCCCCTGTGCTCGATCTCGACCGGCCCGACGTACAGCCGCGTGTAGCCGGGCTTCCCCGCCGGTCGCACAAACGCGAACCGCCAGCGCCAGCGGATCGCCAGCAGCCAGTCGCCGGCGGCGATCATCCAGCCGTCGCCGCGCCACGGGTCTGCGAACCTGCCATGACGGATCATGCTCACCCCTCCCCGCCAATGGTTCGCCCGCGAGGCTCGACGCCCGTAGCCAGCGCCAGCGCTGCCCAAGCCCTACGAAGGTCGCCGAGCGTGATGGTTTGCGGAGGGAACACAAACGCTGCGTGGTCAGGCCAGTCGTGCATGCCTTGGGGGCAGTGCTTGGCGAACGGCTCCAATGCAGCCACGAGAGCCGAGACGACATCACCGGTGGCGGCGCGTGTGCTTCTTGAGGCTGGCGCATCAGCGCAGCAAGGGCCTGTATCTCGCGCTCAAATTGCCCCTCATAGTGCTCTGCTCCGTAAGCGCCGCTGCAGCTCCGGTAGATCGCGCCAACGAGCTCGCGGAGGGCGAGGACAATCGGGTCTTGGGTGGGCATCGCGTGCGCTCCTTCTGGTTCGTTCACTCTACCCCTCCCCGCCCGCGTCGGTCCGGGGCAAATAGCGCAGGCGCCACGTCGGGTGAAACAGACGCGCGCCGGCTTGCCCGTCCAATCTGACCCGCAGGTGCCCGTAGGCGGTGCCGACTATGGTCCCAGGGGTGGGCGGAGTTGTGCCTGCGTACTCGACCCGGCCACCGCGCTTTGCCGGCACGCCGTAGGTGTCGCGAATCCACTGCATGCTCACGCACCCTCCCTCGCCGCGCGGGCGGCGTCGATGGCGGCGTCTGTCAGCCTGAAATTTCCAAGATGGTCGGATTCTGGCTGGATATCCCAAGGAATTAGCACGTTTAAATCCCACCCCCGCAGTGTTACATTGCTGTAAACCTTCTTGTTGCCGATTTGAACATGCGCTTGGTCCAGTATCCACCTATAACGCTCCGAATCAGATACTGCAGCTTCGTGCGTCAAAAGTCGCGAAAGCAAATCGATCAGCACAGTGCCGGATTGATCTTTCGCAAGTGACCAAGCAGACCTCGACGGCATGCCAACAGAGTCGTCACCCGGATCGGTCTCAAAGATAAAGCGAAGCAGCGGCTTTTCGTGCCATTCGTCAGGCACTTCAATTTCGCAATCGTCCAGCCCGGTGAAAAGCTCGTGAACTCCGCTGCGGGCCTGCTCTTCGCCTGAGTAACGAATGTCGGCTTCGTCGTTAATGCGCTGCTGCAAATCCGCCCGCAGCGCCTCGTTCTCGGCGCGGAGGCGGGCGAGTTCGTCTTCAGCGTTCTGCTTCAACAGCTCAGCGTGCGAGTACGCACCGTGGATTGTCGTCAATCGGTCTTCCAACCCCGCAACCCGCTCCCGCAGCTTCTCGGCCTCGTCGCACGCCGCGTCGTAGTCCTGGCGAAGCTGTCGGACAGATCGCACGGCGTGGACTGCGCGCCACTCAGTGCCGTTGCCGTCTGCGTCGGCGCCGCCTAGGTTGAAGCACTCGGCAAGCTGCTCCCGCAGCGGCCCCGCCACCTGCTCGATCGCATCAGCCGACTTCAGCCTCTCGGAATCGGCCCCGGCGTCCCGGCACTGGAGGCCGTAGTCCAATACACGGTCATCTGCGCCGTTTCCGTGTTCGTCGAACAACGCTATGCGCATCCGCGGCTGCCCGGGCAACTCCGGCAACACCGGCCCCGCGTTGGTGGTGTCAGTCATGACTTTGGTTCCTTTCACACCTGATGTCGCCTAGCGTGCTGTTTTTGAATGCGCAGATTCGACCATATCCGTTCCACTGATAGCCGCTGTAATAGGGACGCTCTCTACCAGACCAGTAGATGCAGACTCCTGCGGCGTCCTGAGTTGCCCAAGTAGCGTTATCAGGAGCGGATTTCCAGTGTTCGGCATTCATTCTGGCGCGCTCCCGTTTATTGCTGACATGACTTTCCGAGCGTTGAGCACAGACGGAGAGTCGCGGTTGATTTCAGCGACGCACCAGTCCAACGCCCCCAAACACTCCAGCGCCCCGCATTCGGTGAGCATTTCGTGGGCGTCTCGGATGTATTCGGCCCCATACAGCTTCCATCCGTCCTCTGGACAGGTATTGCATTCTCTGGAGGCAATTTCGTTCGCCTTTCGCGCCGCCTTCATCACCATCGGGTGTACTGCCTCGGTGTTCATTTGCTTGCCTCCAGTGCAGTTAGAAGTGCGTCAGCTTGTTCGACTGCAATCAGCGCGCGCCCTTTTGTTGTTTTCGTGATCTTGTCGTTCGCCAAGAGGCCTTGCATTGCCATGGCCGCGAAGTAGGCGCGAAGTGACATGCCTGCAAGCGCCGGATCAGGCGACCGCTGCCAGTTGCCGTCAATCATGTGCAGCTGCGGAAAAGCCGGGCCGCCGTCGTTTGTCGTGGTCATGCGTGTCTCCCTGTTGATTGGCGAGGGGCCGGGTGCGAGTCCGGCATGGGCGCGCGAATCGAACGCGCCAGCTTCACTGCGGGCTCTGACGTGCCCCGGTCGCTGCCATTTCCGCGAGGATCGTCAGCCCTCGCTGCGGGTCGCCCCCGCGTGCAACACCCTCAGAGCTGGCGGCTTTCCGCCTCAACTTCGGCCCCGGGCGGATTCCGCGGCCACATCGCCAAGAAGCCGCCAGCTCTCAAGGTGCTGCCACCTGCCGCGCCGGGCTAGGGCGCGGCGGCGGGGTCAAGCGAAATTCGCGATTCGCTCACCGAGAACCGCGCTGTACGCGGTCATCAGATGCGCCTGCGTGTTAAGTCGCTCCTGTTCTTGCCAAGGAAGGCGCTCAAAGGGGATGCCGCGCTTGAATTCCCCAAGCCGCTCGCGCTTTGCGTCGAGTTCGGCCTTCTCGTCAATCACTCGCTGCTGCCAATCGGGTCGCATGTTTGTCTCCATCGTGAGTAAGCGCCCCGTGGGGCGGTGGCGCCCGCCTTTCACGGCGGCGGGCTGCCGGCAGTTGCCTCCTAGCTCCGATTGCTTCCGGCGGGTGCGCCATTTGCCAACCGCTGCCGCCGCACGCTCTCGCTTACCTACCCGACCCACCGGGCTTCCACGGACGGCGCAGACCTCAAACGACGGGATTACCTGAATCAACTGCTGCCGGTGTTATTCCTGCGCCACCGCCGGCTGGGCGCTGAATTGGTGCCGGCGCATCCCCGCCGGCTGGGGGGCCGCGACTCCCGCGGCGATCCGGCGGTCAGTCCGCCCGATCCTTGCGCTCCGCCTCTTCGGCCTTGCGCATGTAGTAGTCGTGCCGCTCTTGCCTCTCGCGCGGCCCGCGGAACGGATCGCGCAGGGCGTGCTCTGCTGCGATCCGGTGGGCCTGGGCATGAAGGCGTCGGGCATGGGCAGCTCGGGCTCACCACGGGATGTCGTCTTCATCATCGAATCCGTCCTGCGGTGGCTGCTGCGCCGGCGCCCTCTGCTGCGCCTGGCGGGCGGGGCGGTCGCTGCGGTCCTGCTGCTGGCCATCACCGGAGCCGCCCAGCATCTGCATGTCGTTGGCGATGATGTCGGTGCTGTAGCGCTCGATCCCGTCCTTGTCGGTGTACTTGTCGGTGCGCAGGCTGCCTTCGATGTACACCTGCTTTCCCTTCTTCAGGTACTCCGCGGCGATCTCGGCGAGGCGGCCGAACATCTTCACGCGGTGCCACTCGGTGCGTTCCTGTTTCTGGCCGGTCTGTTTGTCGGTCCAGCTCTCGTTGGTGGCCAGCCGCATGCTGGTGATGGCCGATCCGGACGCGGTGTAGCGCGTCTCCGGGTCGGCGCCCAGCGTGCCCACGATGATGACCTTGTTGATTCCGCGAGCCATTACGCTGCCCTCCGATTGTTCGCTTCATTGACGATGGCGCAGACCTCGGCATGCAGCTGCAGGCAGGCGCTTTCCAGCTTGGCGATGAACGCCTCGTCGCGCTCCACGACTTCGATGTAGAGCCGGAGCTCGGGCCGGAAGTCCGGGTGGTAGCTGATGAACTTCCAGCGCTTGCGGCCGGTGACCCAAAGCCCGCCCTGGATCTGTTCAATGTGCTCGCGCGGCAGGCCGGTGAGCAGGGTTTCGAGATGCACCTCGGACGACTCCGGCGACTTGATCTCGCCGCCTTCGTCCTCGCCTTCCAAGAAGTCAGGTGAGGCACCTATGAACGGATAGTCCGGGTGAGTCACGAAGCCGCACAGCGTCACGATCGAGCCTGTCTCTGCCTGATACGCGGCCAGCGCTGCCGGCTCCACGTCCTGGCCCCACTGCAGAGCGGCAGCCTTCACCTGCTTTCGCGGCTTGCCGGTCAGTCGCTCGGCGGCCAGCTGGTACGCGTAGTCGGTCAACGCCTTCGGCGGCGGCTTCGGCTGGCCCTTGCGCGGGCCGGACTTGAAGGGCTCGCGGTCGCGCTCAAGCACGACGTCGTGCATGCGAGACGCCGTGATCTTGCCGGCGCGGTCGGCGAACCATGCGTCGGTGCGCTGATCACTCACCAGCCACCTCCGGCGCCGCCGCGTCCGCTGCCTCGGCGATCGCCTGGAACCGCGGCATGCGGTCGGCTACCAGCTGCCGGCGCTCCTTCGGCCACCCCGCCCACATGGCGCGGAACTTCTCGACGCCGAAGCTGGCCACCTGTTCCGCCTCGGCGATGGCGGCGTCACGCTCCGGGCTGTCGGGCGGGATCGTGCTTTGCACCGCAGCTGCGGCCGGGCTGGCGCGGTTGCCACCGACGATCTCGGCCACGACCTCTTCGGGCAAGTCCTCGATGTCCTGGGTGAAGATGTCGCTCGCCGCCGTCGCCGTGATCACTGCGTCCACTTGGGCGCGCTTCTTCGCCATCTTCAGGATGGTGTTCGCCACGTCCGCCGGGTTTGTGCGGACCTGCTTCTTGCGCTCCACGCGGCCCTGCCACTTCGCGTATTTGATCCGGCGCCGGTTCTCGGGAGTGTCGTCGAATTCTTCGTCGCAGACCGCCGCGCGCCAGCTGTACTTTTCCTCGCTGCTGCTGCACTCGCCGATGCCGGCGCCGATGAACTGGCCGCCTGCCGTCGAGAGCCGCACCTTGACGCGGTACGCGATCTCGCCGTCCTTGCTCAGGTCGGTGACCTCGGGGTCGCCGGCCAGGCGGAAGGTCGCCATCAGCTTCTCGGCGCCGGCCTTGTAGAGGCTCTTGGACTTCGTGCCCGGGATGGTCCCGTAGTGGGTGCCGTCCTTCATCACCTCGTGCATCACGTCCTGCATCAAGTTGACCTGCGCACGCACATCGGCGGCGGTCAGCGAGCGGGAACCGTAGTTCTCGACTGCGGGCTGGAACTGTACGACCTGATTCACGCCGCCTCCTTCATGTCGTCCCGGGCCAGCGCGGCGGCCAGCTTGCGGGTGGTGATGTGCTCGCCTTCGCCCAGCTCAGTGAGCAGGCCGATGGCTTCCTCTGCAGCCTCGCGCAAGGTGGCGCTGGCGATCTCGGCGGCGATGCGTGCCGCTGCGGCTTCGGCCGCCTGCTTTCGTGCCGCTTCGGCCTGGGCTTCCGCAGCTTCGCGCGCAACCCGCTCCGCCTCGCGCTGCCGTTCCAGCTCAGCCCGGCGCGCGTCTTCCTCGGCCTTGCGCTGCGCTTCCTGCGCGGCCCGCTGTGCGGCCTCCGCTTCGGCCTGGGCCTTGGCTGCGGCTTCCTGCTGGGCGCGCAGCTCGGCCTGTTGGGCTTCGATCTTGGCGCGCTCTGCCGCCAGCTCAGCCTCGCGGGCCTCGCGCTCGATCCGGTCGCGCTCCGCCTGTTCGGCGCGCAGGCGATCCAGCTCAGCACGTTCGGCGGCCAGCTTCTCGGATTCGATGCGTAGGGCCTCGGCGCGCTCGGCTTCTTGATGTTGGCGCTGGCGCTCGGCTTCGGCCTTCGCCTCGACATCGGCGACCATCTGCGTCAACTGTTTGACCGCCTCGGCCTTCGCCGCTTCCGCTGCTGGCGCGAACTCGGCGAACGTTTCGTCAATCGGGATCGACTCGACAGCGGCGAGTTCATTCCTGATCAGGTACGGCGTGACGAAATCAGTCAGAGCCCTGGCCGGCGCGCAGCGGATGTGCGAAATGCGTTCTTGGATCGCCTCGACCCGCTGCCGCTCGGCCTCGATCTTGGCCTGGCGCTCAGCCTCGCGCGCCGCATCCCATGCGTCCTGCAGGCCCTGCAGCCGGGATTCCTCCGGCTCGATCACGCCCACAAGTTCCTTCTCGGCGGCGATCACCGCCTTGGAGAACGCCTGCGCGTCCTCGCGAGCATCCTTGCCGCGGCGCTGGATCTCGACGCGGGTGTTCTTCAGGTCCATGCGGGCGCGGTGGACTTCCTGATAGCCCGCCGTGTTGGTGATGCTCACCAGCGGCGCCGACTTCTCGGCGAGCTCGGCCAGCCGGCTGCGGGTTTCGTCAAACTTGAGCGCGGCCTTCGCCCGCTCAATCGTGGTCAGCTCAGCGCTCAAGGGGTTTCTCCGTTTTGCAGCTGGCGCAGCGCCAGCCTTTGCGTGCCTTGGCCGGTCGCGGCCGGTGGGTTCTGCAGCCCTCGCAGTAGCCGCGCCCGGGCCGGTGCACTGGCAGAGTCGGGCCTCTGCTCTGGCTGCGCTCGATCGCGACTTGCAGGGTGAAAGGGGAGTGCGGGGCGAGCCTCACCGCACCAACTCCCGCACATCGACAAGCGCTGACTTCGGCAGCTTGTGCACCGCGCTCGGCACGAACGGCCATGCGCCGGGATCGGTTTGCTGCTCGATCGTGGTCTGGCCGTACAGGGCGGCCCAACGCTGCAGGCGCTGGCGCCGAGTCGGAGAGGGCAGGGGCCGCGCACCCTTGGGGATGCGTTCGACGTAGCCGATGCGCTCCGTCTTGGCCGGCTGCCACAGCAGGGCCAGCGCCAGGACTGCGATGGGGATCAGGGCGAGGGCGGTCACTCTCCTGTCCCCCGCCAGCGGCGCACAGCGCGCCAGCCGGTCACGACGATGAAGGGCACGAAGCACAGCAGGATCAGGGCGAGGACGGATTCGGCGGTCATGCGGCACCCCCGAAGTCGCCGGGCGCGAAGCTGCGCAGGTGGCTTGTCGCAAGGATCGCCGCAGCCATCGGGCCGGCATGGTCGGCAATGTCGCGCACCGCCACCATGACGCACTTGCGGGTCTGCTCAGGCGAGAGGCCGGCATCGGCGCACTTCTTCCTGACCAGCCGGCGCGCACGGTTGGCGCCGCGCCAGCTTTCGATGTCTCCGAGATTGATCACAGACATATCAATGCATCCTTGATCATGTGCGAGGCGTATCCGAGGGACACGCCCCAGAGAAACAGTCCGATCGAGACGCCGGCGAGGACGCCGCGCGTGGCTTCGATGTGGTCGGTTTCGGGGTCGGGGTTCATGCCGCGGCCTCGCTGGCAGGCATGCCGCCGAAGCCGGCCTTGATCGCCATCAGGGCCTTGCCGAGCATGTCGGCCGACTTGTAGGCGGGCAGCGTGCGGAGCTTGGCCAGCTCGCGGCGCTGCGCTGTCTCGGCGACGGCTTCCTTGATCCGCAGGCGAAGCCGCTGCCACTTGAGGTTCCGTTCCGCCTCGATCATGTCGCCGCAGTCGGCGTACATGCCCAGCAACTCGACCGCATTGCGGCACAGGGCGATGTTGATCTGGCGGGCTTGATCCATCGTCCAGTGCGAGAACGACGGGTCATTGCTGCCCGGCAGGCTGCGCAGTTCAAGCCGCAGGCGATGCCGGCTGTCGCGCAGCGCGTGGGTCCAGCTGCGGCGCTTCATGCGAACAGCTCCGCATTGATCGCCTCGAACTGCTCAGCGGCCTGCTCACTCTCGCGGGCCCACTGGTCGCACATGGCGGCCTGCCGCATCCACCGGTCATAGCCCTCGCGGTCGCCGAAGCCCAGCGCGGCGTCGGCCTTCTTGCGGTCTGCGCGAGCCTCGGCGCGGTACTTGGCGGCCTGTGCCTGGGCGTCAGCGACGTGGCGGGCCTTGAACGCTGCGATGTTCATCCGTCCTCCCGGTGCCGGCTCGGTGCCGGCGTGGGAGTGATTATGCACGTACGGATATGCATGTCAATGCCTCGGCGCATATTTTTGCTCGTGCTGAACGCCAGCGCTTGTGGCAAGCTCTGTGCGCGTTCTGACTTCATGGGGGGGCTTATGCGTGTCGTGGCTATGTTGCTGATGATTTCGCCAGGCGCAGCCTTGGCTCAGCAGGTGTTCAAGTGCGAAGGTCCAGCCGGGAGCGTGTACCAGAACACGCCTTGCGAGACAGGTGCGACGCCTCATCAGCTCGCAAGAGACAGCAGCTTTGGCGAAAGCAAGCGGTCTGGCGAGATTGCAGTCGAGGGGTTTGCGTGCAAGCTGGGGCAGTCAATCAGCTACGCCAACGGCTTCCTTGTCAATCGCACTCCGGAGCCAAAGCGGGTGGAGCTGACAGCGACCTTTACGACGCTGGGCAGCGTCCAAGACACGACCACTCAAAGCTTCGATGTGCCCGAGTTCGGGCGAACACCGTTCAGCTTGGTGGGATCGCTGGGCGGACGCTGCGAACTCAGTTGGCGTTGGGACTGATCAGAGGCCGCCTGCGCCGCTCTTGTCGATCACGCGCCCGATGATGCTCACGCGGTCGTGCAGCTCTTCCGTCGCGATGATGATGTCCGGATAGCGCCCCTTGTCAGGGTTGTCGCTGACGATTCGCAGGCCTTGGCCGTGCCGGAACAGTCGCTTGACGCAGGCCTCTCCATCAAGCAGCAGCGCGTAGACAGCGTTGCTGACCACGACGCGATCGGCCGTGTGCACCGCGACGCGGTCGCGGTCGTACAGCGTGAACTGCATGCTATCGCCGCGAACGCTCATCGACTTCACGTTCGCCGGCTTGGCGCCGCACCGGTGGAACCAGTCCATCCGGTAGTACATCGGGTACTTCGTCTCGACGAAGGTCGGAACCTCCGAGCCGTCGCCAGCGCTCAGCGCGAAATCTATGTGCTGAACTTCCTGCCAGCCGTCTGGCACAGGGTCGCCGTCTTCAAGCGCCTCCACGTCATAGGCCTTGATCAGTGGCTTTGGCGGTGGCACTGGCGCGTTCCTATAGCCTGCGGCGGCCTTGGTGACCGGGTGCTTGCTCCATGCCACCAGGTCAAGGTCATCCTCGCAGCCAAGCAGAATCTCGGGAGCCAGTCCGAAGGCGTCCGCCAGCTTCTTGATCGTCTTGCTGGTCGTGTTCGGTTCCGCCGACCTGTCCTCATCAAGCAGTCGGCTGATGGTTGACTGAGAAATTCCCGCAGCCCTGCCCAGGTCGTCCTGGCTCACGGCGTGGTGAAGCATCAGCTTCCGAACGTTGCGCTTGAGGTTATCCATGCGCGCATATTGCCGCTCTTAGTCCGCGCATCAACGGCATGCGCGCTTGCATGACTGCGCATGCTTGGATATGCTCGCAGGCATGAACCCTCATGCCGCTGTTTTGTCCCTGCTCGCTGCCGACTGGACGGAGACCCGCATCGCGGAAGCCGCCGGGGTTGGACAGTCCACGATCAACCGAATCAAGCATTGCGCGACTAAGCGCGTGGGATTCGAGCTTGGTCAGAAGCTCATCGCGCTGGCTGTCGTGCACGGCGCAAAACCCGAGGCCGCCGACCGTGCGGCCTGACCGTTCCCCCGGGCGCAACCCGGCATGCCGAGCCATGAAGGCCGGCGTGTCGGGGCTGCGTTTTTCTTCGGAGGCGTTCATCGCCTCTCTTTTTGCCTGCATGAGCCTGTCCGACGCTATCCGACGGGCTCGGAGTGCGTCGGAATGAGCCAGATCCCGCTGTGGTTTGACACCTACCAGGACGCGATTCGCGCGACCGTGATGGCCCTCGGCGGCTACAAGCGCGTGGGCGCCATGCTCAAGCCCAGCATGCCCGCAGACGCGGCCGCGCGCTGGCTGAACGACACGCTGAACCCGGAGAAGCGCGAGAAGCTGGACATCGCCGAGCTGGCATTGATCCGGAAGGAAGCGCGCTGCCGCGGGATCGACACGCTGGCCGCCTATGAGATGCGCGAGGCCGGCTATGCGGACCCGCAGCCGCTGGTGTTCGAGGACGAAGAGGCCCGCCTCAAGCGCGAGTTCATCGAAGCGGTGAAGGGCTTGAAGTCGATCGAGAGCCGGATGGAACGGCTCGGCGCGCTGAGGTCCGTCGCGTGAGCCGCCCGCCGGTACAGCATCGCCGTTTCTCCGCCGGAGGCGTCGAGCTGAGTGCCGCGCAGTACCACGACGCCTGCGAGTGGGCGAAGGCGCAGCGCACGTTTACCGTCGGCGGCTTGGCCTGCGAGATCGAAGAGAACGGCATCCCGCGGCAGATCGAGCTGCGATGCGGCTCTGAGCAGGTGTCGCTCCCGATCGCGCAGCGCCTCATCGCTTTCTGGGTGGATTCCGGCATGGCAAAGACCGCCGGCGGCTCGCGCAACTCCCGCGCCTACGGGTGGCTGCATGCAAACGCTGAGTAGCCCGCAGCTCGCGACCCTGCTGCTGGTCACATCCAGCCTGCAGGCGACCGACGCGCGCCACTACCGCGACGCCCTGGAGGCGCGCATGGCCGGGCCCTGGCCGAACCTGATCAGCGGCGGCGAGTC